AGATTGATATATATATATTATACGTTCACTGAACGTCTTGGAATAGAAAACTGACACTTATCAAAAAGACAAGATGTATAGCAAAATATTCATACTGTATGTTTATACAGCAAGGGTTTGCTTATCTGCCTTTTAGGTATGGCAGTACCTCTATTCCGGAATAGCGTGGGTTCATGCTGTCCTTTAGGGTGCAAGGTGGACATAATTCTTAAAAACACATTGAATATGAAACAGATTTCCTTGCACGTGTACCAGTCCATCGACGGTTGTCCGACTCCTTCGGACAAGCATTTTGATGCGGCTGTGGATGCCTCCAGTTGTGTGCTGATTGACGAAGAAACTTACCTGCGTATTTATATGAACCATTTGGGTTGGCCGATTACGGCGAAAGAGACTTTGGTTGTGACGAACGGCGGCATCGACCTGACGGAGAATGAACGAGTGAAGTTTATCCAAGGAGATGCAGTGGCAGAACTGAGACAGATGAAGGAAAACGGCGACGGTATGGTGGTGGCTTACGGTGAGGAAATCGGGGCTTTACTCTTGGATAACGGGCTGGCGGACGAAATCACAGTGACAACCGTTCCGGTACTAATCGGCGGCGGCGAAAAGGCATTGGAATGCGGATTGAATGACGGCAGAGCTTGGATTGTGCGGTCAAATAAGGTGCTGGTGGACGGAAAAATGAGGACGGTGTACGGGAAGGTCTAATATGACAAATAGATATTATAGCAAAAGTGCAGCAACCAATTGCTGCACTTTTATTATAAAAGACGTGCCCTAAACATGCTAAATAGGCGAAAAGTAAGGCAAGTATATTACTTTTTAAGCCGAATACTAAAAAAGGTAGAGAAAGATATAAGGAGGATGGAGCCTCCGAAGATATAAAAATACAGCAACACCAACTAAACCGGCACATAGGTAAAGCCGGGCAATACATCAGAACTAATAGCGTACTTTGCCATATCACGCTATGGCTGACAAAACAGCCTTTACATGAATGGCAAAGGAGTCACCGCTACGGCTCGGAATATGCAAAAACAAGATGGCTGTTATACGATTGAGCTGCCATAGAGATTTAGAACTTTTAGTCCATTCGCTGTAGCCTTACGATAAGTATAAAACGTACCACCCTTGGGGTTTCCGTCATACCAGGCAATAAGAGACGAACTGTGAAAAACCATATAGTCGTTGCGTCGAAGCAAACAGCCATGGTAGTAGTGTTCGCTCAGGATGATAACATCATCCGAGTTACAGAGAATAGTATCATACCGGGCTTTCATCGCATCGTTCCACCGCTCGGATTGTCCGCGATACGGTACTACGGCAATAACTTGCAGACCTGACAATTCAGACTGCAACGCAAGAGCAACTTCTGCCGCCAGCATATCAAACCCCATGGCACAACCACAGTAAAAATGACGATAACCTCCAGCGTATGCCTTGGTTATCGCTGCCTTTAATTGCAGCTTCAGTTGCTTCCTGTATAGGAATGGAATATTGCGGTGTCCACTGAAGCAAACGGACACTGCCTTATCATACTTTGTCTGGGTCATATTATTTCACTTTGTAATGGGTTCTTGCGAGGAATATACCTCCGAGTACATTAGCACCAAGGCTTTCAAGCTGATTGGCATAGGTAGCATAACTCAGCCCTTTGGTTATCACATCATCAAAGACTACCACAGACCTGCCGTTGAAAAAAGCCGAATCAAACTCAATGACGTTTACCTTACGGACTTCTTTCTCTGCCTTACGGTTTTCGTGAATGGTTAGCCTCTCACCACTCACTGATACATGGTCATAACCATTGATAGCTCCCGTCAGTTCGCATACTCTTTGGCAGAATGCTTTGTAACGTATCTCGTTCTTCTTATCGGTGGATGCCGGTACGGGAGAAAATACAATGTTAGTACATGATGTTCCATAACGTTCGGGCATGTTGGCTGCCGTGCGTTGGGCAACCTCTTCGTATGCCCGTCCATCCTTGAAATCAAAGACTAACTTGCGGTCTGCTATCTCACGCTCACTCACATTGCGTATGCGTGCAGGAAAATACTTACAGAACCATGCCTGTGGCTTGTCCAACTGTTTTTGAAGTTCTATGTCTATCGTCTTTGCCATAACTCTGATAATTTTTCTTTTTCCCTCTTTTTGAAGGCTGTTCAGCCTGCTGAGGGATATTTTCTGCCATCAACTGCCGCCCAAGAATACCGATAAGACAAAACGGGGACAAGAAATACGCTCTGACGTGTCAGAGGAAGATTTTTCGTTCCAGCGATAGTGGCGATTTGATGTTTGGTAAAAGGCGGCTTACTTTGCGGAAAATATGACTACAGCAGAGCTAACCGACAAACAGAATATGCTTTCTTACTACAGGCGGTTGTCATATAGACATGTAGAATAGGTGCAAGATTTATAAAAGGAATGGGTGGGCAGTGGAGCGTCTGTGGCTTGCCGGTCCAAACTTCCCGATGAAGTGACCGTACAACTTAGTCTCAAATCTGGCGAAGCGTAAGCCTTGGCAGTTTGTGACCGAGGTGTACGGTCTTTTCATGTTTGGCTTCCGTAAAGAGTCTTTCACTCACCCCATAGCAGCTCTGCTGCCATAAGGTGAGTGAATGTCTCTTGCGGACAAGTCCTGTGACGCTCCGCTGATGGTGTGGGGCGAAGCTATAAAAACAAACAGACGGCATTGCCGGTTACAAAAGAACAGATAGCAGAGGTCGCTGCAAGGACAACAGATTGGCTTGATTGACACTTGTGGCAAATGTGCCATCGTCCTTGCTTTGCCCCAAAGACGGGTACACAGCATATAGCAGACTTGTATGCCATTTGCCGTGTACCGGTCAGGGCGAACATCTTCTATAAAAGTTGAGCATGTACAATTAAAAGAGGAAATTGTATGGGTAAGACTTTATGATATAAAAGTGATATGGCTTATAAATTATCGGTGCTATTTTAGATTAGTGCCACGATTTTGCTAACTTTGCAAGTGAGTGAAAACGAATTTGATATAAATAATGAAGCCACAACCCCCATATCCGATTATGTCGAAATACACCGTAATGTTGTAAATAACCAGATTGAAACGGGCTGCTTCATTCAAATAAAAATACGATGAATGCAAGACTATTGTTCATACTCCTGCTTTTCACAATTGGGGCATTGTGGTATATTATCGGCTACTGGCGACGAAAAGCAGGAGAAGCGGCATTCGCCGCCGCACGGTTGACCGAAAAGAGCGAGGAACGTGAACGTTACTGTCGTCTGGCGGTAATGGCCGGTCATCGGGAAGCCTGCCGTATGTTCTGTCTCTTGCATCCCGAACGGTTTGATGGCCATTCTCCCCATAAGCCGTTCAAGTTACGAGGCATCCGAATCTCCTTTTACGGATATTACTATCCGTCACGATACAATGCGCTACTCAATGATGAACAGAGGGCTTTCTGCCATTCCATCTACCAGTTCAAACAAGGAGATATACACGGAATCGAGTTCTTTAAAACGTGTATGAATGCCTTGCAACTGAAAAAGAGACCTTACCATATAATGTTCATGCCGTGTAGCAACTGGATAAAATACGGTCAACGGTTCAAACGGCTCGACTGGTACATCGGAAAGCACCGACAGGATTTAACTTCAGGACTGTACGACGTTGATATTTGCGATGCACGAGAAAGCCTGCATGAGGCCAAAGGTGGAGAGAAGCGTATCCTCGAACGAAACTACCTCATTACTGGAAAAATCAAAGGGAAAGAGATTATCATCATAGATGATGTGCTGACAACCGGGCAAAGCGTGGTGGATTACAAGGAAGAGATAGAACGGTGCGGTGGCAAAGTAGTGGCGGCTATCTTCTATGGCAAGACGCTCTCCATGCCTTCGATGCTCCTTGTACAAATACACGTCTGGGGCAACCATATTGCCCATATTATTGAACGGATGACAAAGTAACCGGAACGTTTTCAGCCCTTTTCACTTCTCTTTTACAAACCTGCCAATGCTGATATACACTCCTGCCGGATGGATTGGATATAATCGAATATAAGCGAGGGGCTGATACTCCTGCCATTGAGTTTGCAGGTGATATGCAGGTGTTCGCCGGTGCTGCGTCCTGTGGAGCCGGTAATGCCAACCACATCACGAGGATGAACTATTGCCCCTTTGACGATAAGAATTTTAGAGAGATGACAATAACTGACGGTGTACCTACCATGCCGCAAGGTTACATACTTGCCGGAAGTCTTGTCCTGTCCGACCTTCACGACCACACCCTCCATCATGGCCATCACCTTGTCGCCACGTGCGCGCAAGTCCAGTCCGCCATGAAATTTACTCTTTCCCGTAAACGGGTCCTTACGGTAGCCATAAGGCGAAGTGACCTTGATATAACGTAACGGGTAACTTACACTCAAGTAACGATCCATCCACTTTTTCTTATCCATATCTGCGGATACCGGGATACCTGTTGAAACTTCCTGTACGGAAATCTCGATTTCGGATGCCGGTTCCGCTTGGTCTAACCCCATATCCAATACCTCCATCTTGTAGCGTGTTGGGGTAACGGCAACGGTATTGAATTGTGCTTTGGCTGGCGTGATACATAATGAGACACCCGTCATCATCAATAATAAAATCTTTCTCATGGCAGCAAAGTTAGCACGCTCTTCTTATGGTCTGTCCATTGCCGACTGTTTTTTCTCCAAATATAATTATTTAATCAATTTTGAATATGATTATTTGCGAAAAATCATATTCAAAACATTAAAAATACCACTTTATAATCACTTATAAAGAAATGTTTTAGTCATCAGATAAGAAATCGCTCTATATTTGCTGAGTATAATTTTATAACATCATTCAGAATATGAAAAAAGAACAATTTGAGTTCAACGAACTGCCTTATCCGACATTGGCCCGCTTTGGGCTTACCCAAGAAATGATTGAAGATTTGCCCCTGTGTATCCTGAAAGAAATCGGGAAAGGCGGCTACTCGCCGGTACTGCCCATGCGTGTCACTAACGAGAATGGCGAAGTAATCGAGAGTCGCAGTCGGTTTGCCTTTATCCGTATGGATAGCGGCGAGGTGGATGTGGTCTTTTATCCCACACTGAAGTCGTCACCACTGGAATGCTACAACGAGGAGCAGCAAAAACAGTTGCTTGACGGCAAATCCATCATTGCAGACGTGGCTATGGCGGACGGACGACGCAGTAAAGCTTTCGTGCAAATCGACGAGGAAACAAAACAGGTGATGTATGTTCCGACACCCATCATCGCCCGTAACCTGAAAGTGCTGGCAGAGGTAATGCACTTAGGTACAGTAGAAGTAAACGGAATGCAGCATGGTGAGCCTCTGACGGTGGCAGTGGATGGCGAACCTGTCACGGTAGGCATCGACCTTCACAACAAGACAGGCATCCGTTTCTGCGCAGGTGACGCGCAGAAATGGAAAGAGCAACCCAAGCGTGAATGGGATAAGTACACCTTCGGTTGCTACGGTTGCTGGGTGATGGATGATGACGGCAATCTCGACTACGTTCCAGAGGAGGAATACACCGAAGAACTGTGGAACGAACAGAAGAAAATCGGTGAGCGTAACCGAGCGGCAGGTATTCACAAATAAGACCTATTTAATATAAGCGTATGGCACAACAGAAATATTATCCCGAAGAGATTCTCGTCGAGAAGATGCAGAGCGGCGAATACGGCTGGCTCGATTACATCAACCATTTTTCTGCCGAGTGGCAGGAGGAGTACGCCCATTACTGTGAGGAAAAAGGACTCACGGTCTGCGAAGATTCTGCCGCCGGGTTTGTCCGTTTCAAAGACGAACAATTGGAAGCGGCTATGAAATACGGCAACGCATAACAAGTAACCATCATAACATCAGACTATGACGATACGAACAAATACTAATCCTCGGCAGATGGACTTGCAACCCGAAATGCGCAATCTACTGATGCGTAACGGACTTCAAGCCCATGTCGCATTTGACGGAGGCGGCTACCGGCTGATTGTGCAAGGGCATGATTCACCGTTATTGGTCTATCCTATAACAGAACGACAGATGTTGGCTCTGACGGACTGGGGAACGAATACGGCCAACAAGAAAGCCTACAACATACTCACGAGTATCATAGGAAAAGACTTCTATATGCCGAAAAATTTCGTCCATGCCCGCAATGCCAACGGTCGCGTGGCGATGGGGCTACATGGCTACCGCATCGGTATCGGTGAGTACGGACACATGGGGCGACTGGGTATGCCCCCTCCATTCCTTGGTTGGACACCACGCGAACAGTGGGGTTTCCACCTACGCAGAGTTGGTGGGCAGCTTTTCTTTCCGGGGCCATCCATCGTACCCGAACGCCCAGACGGGCGCATGAAGCCCGGCGAACTGCAATCGGGTGGCTACGGCTTTTACTACAAAGGCGGTCAACAGGAGCAACCCATTGTACAGCAAGATGTATTGAAGAACTTGCAGGAGGTCATTACACCGCTTGTCAGCCGTCCGCGCAGCAAGGAACCGGCACAAGCATACAAGGAGTTGATTGCTTCACCAGTCTATTTTTCCAACGAGAAATGGTCGGAGTGCCTTACTTCGCACGGTCTTATCGTGGATATGGAACGGAGGACACTGACCGTACAATCGGAAAGTGTCAATGCCGATATGGTCTATGACCTGACGGAAGAAGAAGTGAAAAAACTGGCTACCGCATCCATCGAGGAACAACCTGTAGAGAAACGGTTGGATCTGCTGAACGGCATTATCGGAGCGGACTTTGCCGATAAAGTAACGATGGAACAGCTCAACAGCGAACAACGCATCAGTATCGGCCTGCATCCCGAAGTGCGGCATGAACTGGAAGAACGGCAGCGGCAGGAACAAGAATTATTCATGCAGCAAGAAACTCCGATGCGGCAGGAATACATACAGGGCAGTATCGGTGCGGCCGTGGACGGGCGTGACCTGCAACTACTCAACGAAAGCAAAGGCTGGTATCGTGAGGAGAAACATGGCCGGGAAGTAGAGGTCAGTGACATTGCCGTGCAACCGGCACAGACGGAGGGTAAATACAAGATGTCCGCTGTTATTGACGGACAGGTCATCAGCCACGAAATCAGCCAGAAAGACTACGACAAGTTTCTTGCTGTGGATGATTACCACCGGATGAAACTTTTTTCGAAGATTTTCAACGAGGTGGATATGAAGACACGTCCTGAAGCGAACAAGGGGCTTGGCGTGAAGATATTCGCTGCCCTTACCGCCGGTGCTGTGGTGGCATCGGAAGTCGCACATGGCTTCCATCACCACCACTCTCCGGAGTTCTATGGCGAACGTTTCAGCGGACCGCCACATCCATACTTCAAGCCCGGCGTAGATACACCGAGAGATGTGGCCATCCGTAATTTCGAGGCACAGATGAATCAAGATATTAATGAAATGAGAAGAGGGAGGTAAACCTATGAGAGACGGAGACCTTACATACGATGACTTTCTGCAACGACTAAACATCCAGGACGTATTGATTGACGCAGGGTATCACCTGAACCGTCGTGACGGTCTGCGCTATCCCTCGTATGTTCGTTTGGACAGCGACGGCAGACGTATCCGTGGTGACAAATTTATTGTGACACAACAAGGAAAATGTTGTTTCCACGCACAACAACAGAAAGTTTATAACATCATTTCCTTCATCAAGGAGCATCCGCACTTTTTCACGGAGTACCATGCGGGTATGTCTCCGGACAGACTGGTGAATCTTGTCTGTAACAGATTACTGAACATTCCTGTCACTGAACGGAAAACCCGAATAGTGAACCCTAAACGAGATGTAAAGCCATTTGACATAGCGGATTACGACATTCATAAGTTCAATCCGCAGAATCGGGAAACGCAGAAAAAATTTTATCCTTATTTTAAAAGCCGAGGTATCGACCTTTATACACAATATGCCTTCCATCGGCATTTTTATCTGGCTACGAAACATCGGGAGGACGGTGCGACCTACACGAACCTGTCCTTTCCACTAACCCTGCCCAAAGGCGACGGAGCGATTGTGGGACTTGAAGAACGAGGACGTGCCCGTATGGACGGGAGCGGCAGCTACAAAGGCAAAGCCGCAGGGAGCAATTCAAGCGAGGGACTGTGGATTGCCAGCCCTGCCCGCACTTCTCTCACCTCCGCCAAACATATCTATTGGTTCGAAAGTGCTTATGATGCGATGGCATATTACCAACTTCATCAGGCACAGAACAAGGATCTGCGAAAGGCGGTATTCATCTCTACCGGAGGGGCACCGAGCCAGCAGCAATTCATAGGAGCGATAAAAGCAACTCCCCATGCCTCACATCATCTTTGCTTCGATCATGACCGTGCCGGACAAGTCTATGCTATCCACTTTGCTCTCACTCATGCAGGCTGGAACTTCTCCACCTGTCTGTCACAAACCGGCAGACTGATTGTACAGAACAACAGCGAAGACTATTCACAGTATGAAATAGAACTTGAACCATTCAATTTTGAAAAGATTACAGCCATTCTGGGTATAAATGATGCAAAACAAAATTTGAAGAATGGGGAGCGTGACGACATGGGAATTGGTGACGGCTATCTACAGGAAATGAGAATGGTTTGTATGGATGAGTACGAAATGGCTCGTGACGAAGGTTCTGCCAGTGAGGAAGAATTAGAGAAAATGAGAAGCAATCTGGAAGCCATCGAAAAAGCGATTGATGCTTCCATTTCCGGTCCGGAAGCTACAGGATGCATCTTGTATGAATCTGCCGCAGAGGGTTATAAGGATTGGAACGACCAGCTACTCGGCAAACGGATAAAACCAGAGAAGGACAACCTTGACGATTGGGAGATCAGCGGTAAAGCCACGCTGAATCATGCCTTGTCCGATTTGCCCGAAGTCAATCCGGAACATATCCGAAACGGATTATACGACGAAGCGGACCATGAGGCTGTGCGAAAGCGTCTTGAACGTGCGGACAGAGTAATATTCTCCTTTGAAACCAATGACCAAGGAATGTCAGATAAGGGTTTTCAGGAAATGTACAAGATACGGGAAGAACTTGCCCGGTTGGAAGTGGATATAACCAATTCTCTTTCCGGAATGAGAGAAGACTTTCATTCCCGTTTTCACCGATAATCCATAAAACCTATGCAGAGAACTTGTCACAAAACCATTGTCATCCATCCACATACCGGGCAATTTGTCATCAACGAGCTGCCCACTCTCGTGCTGTGCGGCACTGTATGGGTGTACGGAGGCATGGAAGGGCTGCCATTGACAGCTATTGCCACAGTAATTGCCTTGATACTCTCGTTACTGTTACTCTACCGTTATCTCTACCTGCGGCGAATCCGTTATTGCATCGGCACGGAACAACTTGTCAGTGAATACGGTATTATCCGTCGCAAAGTGGATTATATGGAGCTATATCGTATCGTGGATTTTCAAGAGCACCAAAGCCTGCTGCAACAATTTTGTGGGCTGAAAACCGTACGTATCCTTTCAATGGACAGAAACACGCCCCGTCTTGACATGATCGGTATCTTCCATAGGGACGACCTCGTGTCAATTATCCGTGAACGGGTAGAAACTAACAAACGAAAAAAGGGAATATATGAAATCACGAATCATTAGTCTGGGGCTGGTTGCCTCGCTGGTATGCCTGCTTCCACAGGTGGCAGAAGCCCAAATTGCGGCTTCCAATCCGTTGGAATGGACTGCATTGGCCGAAGGTAACGAACTGATAAACGGGCAGATTGAAAAACAAATAAAGGGACAGACACAAACAGCCTTGCTCCAAAACAGCATCGCTACCGAGTTCAACCAAATCCACAAGTGGGAGAAGCAGTACAACAGTTACCTCAAGACAGCAAGCGGTTACGCTTCATCACTGAAAGCCTGTACGCATCTCTACAATGACGGTGTGCGGATTTTCCTCACGCTGGGGAAATTAGGCAAGGCCATCCAAAACAATCCGCAGGGCATTGTGGCCAGTATGAACATGAACAACCTCTATATAGAAACAGCAACGGAACTTGTCTCTGTTTTTACATTGCTGAATGACGCTGTGGCCAAAGGTAGCAACGAAAACATGCTTACGGGGGCAGAACGCAGCAAGACGCTATGGGCGTTGAACGACCAACTATCGGATTTTAGCCGGAAGTTACATCTGCTCTATTTGAGCATACGGTACTATACTTTCAATGATGTGTGGAACAACGTAACGGCAGGAATGCTTGACCGTGACAACGGTGAGGCAGCTCGTATGGCTCTGTCCCATTGGCACAGGGCGGCAGCTCTTGTCCGATAAAATATATCAGTTATGAAATGGACAATTTGGATAAGTATATTACTGCTGTGTCTTACCGGTATCGGTGAGGTACAAGCGCAGAATGACCCTGTACTGGCCGGAATGATTGCAGTATATACCGAAAAGGCAGAGAAGGAGCTGAAGAATCAGGAAAAGGTCATGCTGATGCAGACCACCGGACATATTTGGACAAAAGAAGAAGTGCAGGCGACAACAGACCTGCAACGAGAGTTTAATAACTATCTAAACTCTTTCCGGTCAATAGTCTGCTATGCGGCGCAAACTTATGGGTTCTATTATGAGGTATCGAGGCTGACAGACAATATGGGCGACTTCACCAAACAATTGAAGCGAAGTCCAGCCAATACGCTTGCCGTAGCCCTATCCACACAGCGCAACAAGATTTATAGGGAACTGATGATGAACAGCGTGGAAATTGTGAACGATATACGCACAGCGTGCCTTTCGGAGAACAAGATGACGGAAAAAGAGCGTATGGAAATTGTCTTTGGCATCCGTCCAAAGCTCAAAACAATGAACACAAAGCTGCAACGACTGACCAAAGCGGTAAAGTACACGACAATGGGCGACATTTGGCGGGAAATCGACGAGGGTGCACATCCCGAAGCCGATAAACGTAGTATCGTGGACGCAGCCAAGCGACGTTGGCGACAGATTGGAAAGAATGTAAGACCTTAAAAATGTAATGATATGGGAATTTGGGATTCAATATTAAAATATGGCGGCAAAGCAGCAAAAGCTACCGGAAGAAGTATGGGACATGCTGCACTGCATCCTTCACAAACCTTACGGGGCACAGGACAAGCCGTCAAGACCGCAGCCATCGGCGGTGCAGTCGGTTATGTGGGTTGGGAGAAACTAACCACAGATAAGAGCGTGGTACATATCGTAAGCGATGCGGTCATAGGGAAATCGGCTACGGATACCCTTGCAGATGCAGCGGACGGTGTGCGAGAACTGACAAGCAAAGCCGGAGAAGCAGTCGGTTCCGTCAGCGGTACGGTAGCCGGCATAGACTCAAAACTGGGTGGAGTATCGAATTTTCTACGGCAAGTCTCCAATGGCGGAGTTTCCGATATGTTCGGTAACTTTTTCCGTAATCTCGGACAGGGTAACGTGTCGGGATTGAGTATAGCGGGACTGGTCGCAGCAGCATTTCTTATATTCGGACGCTTCGGCTGGCTGGGCAAGATTGCCGGTGCATTTCTCGGCATGATGCTTATCGGTAACAATGCCGGTATTTTCCGCACACCTGATACGAGAAGCATACAACGAATACAGACACCCGCTCTTCCCGTTGAAGAACAGACGAATAGCGGGGGGATGAAAAGATAAGAATAAGAATCAAATATAATCACATAATGAAATATACAGAAGAAATGATCCTGCAATCCGAAAGTGGATACTGTATGCCTTTTGAAGAACGGAAGGGCAAGGATGTGAAACTATCGCTCGGCTACGGCGAACAAACCGATCCGACAACGGGCAAAACATATTTTCATCATGGCATCGACTTCGATGTACGGTGCTACACGCTGGCGGCTGTCGCCAGCGGTATCGTGTCAGGTATAGGCAATGACCCTATACTCGGCATCTGCCAAACTATACGCTATGGGGAGTATGAAGTGACCTATGGGCATTTGTCAAATGTCTTCGCCCAGTTCGGACAGCGTGTCAAGGCCGGACAGACTGTAGCTTTAAGCGGTGACAAGCTGCATATCGGGATACGCTTCAAGGGTGAGGAACTGAATCCGCTGGAATTTCTAACCATGCTGTATGGGAATATCCAAGCATTGTGTCATGCTGATGGAGGCGAAGCGGCAACATCTCCCAACATGGAGATGGCACTGACCACCGATTACGAGCAGGACAGACAGGAAATAGAGGAATTGATGCTACGTTTCCTGCCCTACTACATGGAAGACTTACAGCGTGGTGCATACCGACTTCCTCCACATACGGAGCAGTCACTCCGCCATGTCTTTACAATGGGAGCAGTCAAAGAATATTTCTATGAAAATATGCCAAGTATATCCAACCCACTCGGACTGGGACATAAAGCAATGCCGCTTGCTTGTAAGGTGCAGAACCTACTCATTGCGGACTTCCTGCATTACCTTGCCCTACGGCATGGCGTGTACTTATCGACGATGGGCGATGATGTAAAAAAAAACTCTACGACGAAGCCCTGACCCATAGTGGTATCATTGACCCACTGGCAGAATTAGACATAGACATCCAGAGCTTTGACATACCGAGAGCAGTCACGGTATATCCTGATCGGGCCGGTGTGCGCTGGTGGACAAAAGCATGGTTCAATAACCGGGAAGAGGGCGAAGCATCGGTGGAGATTGAGCGAGAACAAGCGATACGCTTCATTCACGACAACATCGAGAAGGATGTATGGCTGGAAGAGTTTTATCCCAAACAGATGGAAATTTACCACAACGCCATCGAGCAGACAAAAGAGCAATTATTAATGAATAGAATAGGATAAACATATAATACACTATGGACGGAATCAAGCATAGCGGACGGTTTGCAGAAATGGAACGCCTCGTGAACGACTATTTCAACTGCCATATCGCACCCATCATGTCAAAAACGCGGACTGACCTCATACGGAATCAGGGAGAGGAAATGAAAGAATATTCCACCTCTTTAGGTGGTATTCTCAGTATGATGGCATCTTCGGCACAACCAATGAGCGACCCCTATCAAGCACTCAAGGTCACAGGCGAATGGAACTCCAAAACAACAGAGGACTATATCGAGATGTGCAAGACGGAGATTACCGGTTCCGAGGAAATGCAGCAAGACCTTGCGTATATGGCCGGGCAGTGGCGGGATACCGTCGTGCAGGAAATCGGAAGGGCACGTTACAATGAGTTGTCAGAACAGCTCGGTTGTGACCTCGCCTATGCCTATATGGACCACCGGATAGAGGAACTGATGATTGACCGGTTGGTGAAAGAACGTATGCCCAAGTCTTCCGCTGACTACATCATCCGAAAGGCTGCCGAATCGAGTCTGCTGGGATTATCGCAGACGTTAAGCCGTTCACCGCTGACCGATGAAATAGAGGCACGAGGCGAAGCAGCTTACCGCCCGAACAGATGGGAAAAAGGTACGGGATGGATGTTGGGTACAGCCGCAGATACCCTGATGATGGGTGGTACTGGTTCATGGACGGCACTGGCAAAGTTTACCGGTGCAGATGTGGCTATTGCAGCCATCACCAATCATTTTGAAGGCAAGAAGCCTGATACCCTTTCAGTAGAACAGTGCATCAGTAAAGGAGTGTTCGGCAGAGACAGAAACGTATTCGACGATTTTCGCAAAGAGGCAGCCCAAATACAAATCAAAGAGAACACGGCGATTGGTACAGACAACAAGCAACTGAAAAAGAAAATCCCTGTCATGGACTTTGGCTTCATGGAATGGACACAAAACCAGAATAGCGGTTTATTGTGGCCGAATGTACAGAGCAAGGAAGAACAGAAATATGAGGAACGGTACAAGGATGTGCCGATTGTTGTTGCTCCCGGACAGGAAGAAGCCTACTTGCAGTCTTTGGAACAATGTGACAAAGCGAAAATGGTCAGGACAGAACAGGATGAAATTATGAAAGAAGAGAAGCATGAAACTGTTGTTCCTGCCAATGATGCGGAACAACATGTACAAACGATACAAAGTGCGCAAGTAGCACAGGGAAACGGAAACGGTTGGGGCGGACTGCTTGGTATGCTGGGACTGGATGGCATAGGTAATATCACAGGCAATCTCGGTTATGTAATGGCCATGCTCCCTGATGTTCTACTGGGAATATTCACAGGCAAGACAGAATCATTGCATTTGGAAGACAATATGTTACCGATAGCGAGCATTGTGGCGGGTATGTTTGTGCGTAACCCGTTGCTGAAAATGCTCCTGATAGGCCTGGGAGGTATGAACTTGTTGAATAAGGCAGGACACGAAGCCTTGAAAGAACGAACAGAGGGAAAACTGAACGTAACAAATGAGAACAATGTGCAGTACCGACGCTATACAAATGAAACTCTGAACCCACGTATAGTAAACCCTGTATTGCAAGATAGTACGTTGATTGCCACGATAGACCGAGTACCGTGTACCATCCAGTTGTCACCGATTGTAGCAGAAGCCTACCGTACCGGGGCATTGCCTTTGAACACGCTGGCAAATGCTGTCCTTGCCAAGAACGACCAGCTTCGCCAGGCTGCCGCACGGAATTATGAGGACGGAAAACTGGAAACCATCGTGCGCCCACGGGGTATTCAATAATCCTATAATAAAATAAACGATATGAAAGAAAAATCGCAAATCGAAAAGAAAGCCGAGGAAAAACAAATCACCTTGCTTTCTACGGCTTTGAGTGAAGCCTCGAATGCCGGTGGACACTGGCTCAACGCATCAGGAAAGGGATACCCGCGCCTCTATCCAAAGGGTGTTTCTGTCAGCGCATTCAATGCACTATTCATGACGCTGCATTCTGATAAAAATGGATGCAAAACCAACCAGTTCACGCTATTCAGCGATGCCAAGGCACAAGGAGCCTCGGTGCGTGAGAATGAACAAGGCGTTCCATTTTTGTTTTATAATTGGAACAAGTACGTTCACCGCAATAATCCAGAACAGGTTATCAGTCGTGATGACTACATGAAACTGTATGAAGAGGAACAAAAATTATATAAAGGTGTACATAACCGTGAAATTCGCACTTTGTTCAACATTGACCAGACGACACTACCCTACGTGGATAAGGAGCGATACGAAACGACGTTGCGGCGGTATGGAAGTGCAGTGGAAAGAGGATATACGGAAGCTGACAACCGACGGTTGCATATTCAATTCAACGACTTCCTACTGAGGATGCGAGACAACCTTGTGCCTGTTCGTTTGGATGGAAGCGGTGTACCCCACTACGAAACAGATAAGGATGCGGTCTATATGCCGCGACAAAGAGAGTTCAGACATTATCACGACTATATACAGGAAGCCTTGCGGCAAATCGTGAGTGCTACCGGACACCAACAACGGTTAGCGCGTGAAGGTATGGTGATGAAGAACGGTGTGGCTCCTTCGGAGGATGCTGTCAGACAGGAACGGTTGGTAGTGGAACTGGCTTCAGGGATTAAAATGTTGGAACTGGGGTTGCCAGCACGGTTGTCTGAAGAAAGTCTGAAGACAGTGGAATACTGGTGCCGGGAGCTGAAAGAGAACCCGAACTTGATGGACGCTCTCGAAAGTGACGTGAACAATGCCATCGAAGTAATCAATAAAGCGGAACGGGGCGAGAAAATCGAATACGCCACCATGCGCAACCGGCGAGACACTTCAACCATGCAGGAGCAAATGCCCAAACATTATTTTGTGTCGAACGAGATTCGGCAGCATCCGGATAAAGAAACGAAAAAAATTGTGCTTGTTATTGATCCACAGGCAAAAACCGCAGATGTAATTCTTCCAGCAGGGGCTTCTACAGAGGTAGATAACGAGATACCGGGAATGAACAAGGGACGTATCATGCGAGCGTTGCAGAAAGATGGAATCGAGCAGGTACGCTTCTACAATACGGATGGTGCATTAGGTTATCGACCCGATGACAGTTATTTTGCCGAGAAGATGATTATGCTGGCCCGGCTGAAGAACTGGGCGATGGAGAAGCTCTCCACACTGGACGTGGCGTCAGCGGTCAAACAGGCGAATGAGATCGGATTTGACCACGTAGAGATGATTCAAGATGATAAGAAACGATGGGCACTTTATATCAAACCCGAAAATAAGAGCGGATATAGCATCTATCCTGATAAAGAAGATATAAACCGCTTCTTTTCAACACTCAAGCAAGCGATGGATAACATCGGTAAGGTTCGGATGGAACTGGCGCACAAGTATTATGCGCTGGCCGAGGTCAAACCTGACCTGAAGGTGGATTTGTTCAGCAGCGAAATGCCGGAAATAGACTTGAACCGTATCCAGCGTGTTTCGGTTTTCAAAACCAAACAAGACGGCATACAATGCGTCGCAACTATTGATGGGCAGAAACAGCCTGCCCGAAGTGTCACTCCACAACAGTGGCAGCGGATGTGGATAGCGGAAGAGCGTGACAGCTACAAACGTCATTTGGCAGCTACCTTATTCGCAGACGTACTACAAAAAGGACAATCGCAGGAGGCACACACCGGAGAGAAACAACAGAAAGAAGCAGAGTTGTGGCCGATAGAAACGGTAGCGCAGGAACGGACGGAATCAGACAACAAGGGTATTTCACCGGAACGGCAGTTGTGGGACAAACTTAAAGCGAATCATCCCGATGCCTTGCAACTGCTTCGCACGAAAGATGGTTATCGGCTCTATAACGAAGATGCGGTACAGGGTGCAAAGATATTGGGCATAACCCTAAAAGAGTATCCAGAAGGGGACATTACGGCTTCAACGGAATTTTCAACGGAGCAGCTCGACAACTATCTGTCTAAGCTCGTCCGTGCCGGGGCACGGGTTGCTATAAGTGACATGGAGGAACAAGAAACACACAGAGGTTTTCATAGATAAGAAGTAAGGAAATGAGCAAGAACCAACAATACGCAATGAAATATGCAGAGTATGCTATGGAGCAGATGCGCCGGTACGGAATCCCCGCATCCGTGACGTTGGCACAAGGCATACTGGAAAGTTCCAACGGGCAAAGCCGTTTGGCGCAGAACGAGAACAATCATTTTGGCATCAAGGCTACGCCTGCATGGATTGCCGAAGGAGGAAGGTATGGTATATATACTGACGATAAGCCGAATGAGAAGTTTTGCAGTTATGACAGTGTGGGTGATTCATACGAACACCACTCCCGTTTTTTAAAAGAAAACAGCCGCTATGCCCAATGTTTTGCACTTTCGCCCGACGATTACAAGGGTTGGACACAAAATATCGAACAGGCCGGTTATGCCACAGGCGGAGAATATGCCGAGAGTCTGCAACGGATTATAGAGCAAAATGGCTTACAGCAGTATGACAAACTGGTGATGCAGGAAATGGAGACACAGGGTAAGCGGTTCGGTACGGAACATAATCCTCTCCGAACGTCTGAAAATTCAGAGTATGGTGCGGAGTACTCATTCCCGGTAGAGCGTGAAGAGTTTCTTTTTGTTACCTCGCCTTTCGGTATGCGGCAAGATCCGATGGACAACACGAAACAACAGATGCATAAGGGAATTGATATCCGTTGCAATGGCGATGCGGTACTGGCTACTGAGAACAACGGGAAGGTGGTGGCTGTGAATCAGAATAAGAACACGCCCGGTGGGAAATCGCTGACTGTGGAATATACCCGAACGGATGGCAGCAAGGTACAATGTACTTATATGCACCTTAAGGAGGTTACTGTAAAGGTCGGTGATGTAGTAAAAGCCGGTGGGAAGCTCGGCACATCGGGCAACACAGGTACACGTACAACGGGCGAACATCTACATTTCGGCGTGACAAACTTCTATGCAGACGGAACAAAGCGTGACATCGACCCTGCGGCTTATCTGACTGAAATCGCACAGAAAGGTAATATCAAATTGGAAGTGTTGCACAACGGGAACAGCCTGCTCACCCGATATAAAGGAACAGAAGAGAATGCCGCTGGCAAAAACCTTTCGCCCGACGGATGGATGAAGAAGTTGCTTTCGTCAGAGGATAGCGGTGTGGGAATGTCAGGATGCAATGACCCTATAGTAGAGATGGCGATGACAGCCTTTAGTTCCCTTATGCTATTGGCCGTACAAATCGACAACAAGAACGAGGAGGAGCAAAAGACTGCCATATCCAAACAAATGGATAGTGGACGCATCAATCTGAAATCATTATTACCGGGCATGAAAAACTGCGAACTGGCAATCAGTGAAAATGGAAAGGCTATTCTGCGAGTGAACAATGGAGAACTGCGCATGTCACGTGAGTTGACTACTGCGGAGTTAAGCCGTCTGTCGGCAACACTGAATAACAATACTCTCACAGAAGAAGCCAAAAGGATACGTGTAACCGGTATGCTGAATACGGTTATCCTCTCGGAAGCGGCTTCACAGAATTTTGAACAAGGGATGTCCCAACAGCAGGGACAGACAGAGAACCTAAAAAGATAGAAGCGTGGCGATATGGTAAAATGCGTGATGATACAGCTATGCAGATGTCTGTTCGGACTGTCCTACCTTGCCTTGTATGTCCTGCTCTGCTACCAACTCTTCGGCTGGGTAGCAACGCTCATTATCGTGAGCGTTCAACTGTTCCTTGCCGGATGGCTGATCTGGGCAATGATACGAGCACCCGATTAAGAGCAATGATTTAGCAGTTCAACAACAAATCATGGCAACACAGTTGTCGGGTGATTATGTATCACATTAAAAGACAATAGAAATGATAAAATGTAATGTTACGGTATGTGGCGTTATCGGACGTGATGCGTCGATACGCACCAATAAGGAAGGGAAAACGTTCCTGGTTTTTCCTCTTCGAGTAATGATCCCTGACACTGACGGGAAGACTATGCCTATTGAGGTGGATGTCAGCAAAGATACTGCCGGAAAGGAGGTTTCCAAATATCGAAATGGTTCCCGCATCGAGGTTTCGGGGACAATGTATCTCAAACACCGTGGTGACAAACTTTATTTCAATCTTTTTATTAACGAAATTCGTACAGCTACGGCAGATGCGAAAGATACGGTCAAGGGCGAATTAGTATTTCGAGGTAAGGTCGGGCAGCATATCGAGGAAAAAAGGGATAAGAAAGACCAGCCTTACACAATGTTTTCGGCATTCAGTACGGAGAAAGTAGAGGATGGCTTTGAATACCAATGGGTACGTTTTTTCTGTTTTGGCAAAGAACGCGAAGCATGGTTACAGCCGGGCGTGCGAGTGGATGCCAAAGGTGAAATATCCCTTTCGGCATATAACGGAAAGCTGAATGTTTCATGCAAAGTGGAAGAACTTGTACAGTATGTAGCAGATTCGTCTAATTCCAATCAGTAAAGGATATGGCCGGATATAAAAAACAGCACACGGACGGGCCGAACAGCGAAGATAAAGCATTAGACCTCTTCGCTGAAATGATGATTGAGAAAATCGAGAGTATCCGTAAGGATTGGAGAAAGCCATGGTTCACGGAAGGAGCGTTACAATGGCCCTGCAATCTTTCCGGACGCGAGTATAATGGTATGAATGCCATTATGTTGCTTATACATTGTGAAAAGGAAGGTTACAAGATTCCGCGCTTCTGCACTTTTGAGTGTGTACAACGGCTCAACAAATCCGATAAGGACAATCAGGAGAAACCTCGTGTTTCTGTACTTCGTGGAGAGAAATCATTCCCAATCATGCTGACTACATTCACCTGCATACACAAGGATTCTGGTGAGAAGATTAAGTATGATGACTACAAAAAACTATCTGATAACGAGAAGAAGGAATACAATGTTTATCCTAAGATGCAGGTATTCCGAGTCTTTAACGTGGCACAGACCAACTTGCAGGAGGCAAGACCGGAGCTGTGGCAAAAACTCGAAAAGGAGTATTCGCTACCGAATATTGAGAACGGAGAGTATTTCAGCTTCGCTCCCGTCGATGCGCTGATAAAGGACAATCTGTGGATTTGTCCGATCAAACCACAGCATCAGGATAACGCTTACTACTCTATATCGAGAAATGAAATCGTTGTGCCGGAAAAGGAACAGTTCAAATCTGGAGAGGCGTTCTATGGAACACTATTCCATGAGATGACACACTCGACCGGTGCGGAAGGAGTTCTCGACCGTATCAAGCCGACAACTTTCGGCTCGGCAGAGTATGCGCGCGAAGAATTGGTAGCCGAGTTAGGCAGCGCATTGGTTGCCCAACGTTACGGCATGACGAAACATATAAAAGAGGACAGTTGTGCCTACCTCAAAGGATGGCTCGACAAATTGAAGGAATCGCCACAATTCATCAAGACAACTCTGTTGGATGTGAAAAGAGCGGCTTCTCTGATTACCCAAAAGGTGGATAAGATTGCACTGGAATTGGAGCAGAACATTGATGAAGAGCAAACAGTAGCACCGAAAGAAAAAGTGTATTATTCTTCCGTGGCCTATCTTCAGCTTACCGATGACACGATGCGGTTGGACGCATTCAAGGATAAGGGGGACTACGAAGGACTGCTGACTCTCGCCAAGGAGTATTATGACGGTAACGGCATTAACGAAGAATATACTTATTCTTCTCCCATACAGAACCGAGGAGACAATCTTTTGATTGAGGACAAGGATTTTGCTGTGGTGTACAATGGGAGTGTCGGAGGAACTTATGAAGTGATGCTGAAATTCACGGAAAAGGAAGTACGCGACCATATCAGGCGTTATGGTATCGAACATGCTGGAGATACGTTAAAAGGGGTAGCCAAGGAGATGGCTGCGGAACAATTCGCTATCATGACACAACAAAAGATTCCTGCATTTGAAATGCCGAATGGTGATGTGCTGTATGTCAGCTATAATAAAGAATCCGACATGATAGATATCGGGCCAGTTACTAATGCGGGACTTGTCGCACAACATCGTTTCCCATACGACCATAATGCTTCGTTGGATGCCAACCTGCAAACCGTGAACGAAAAGCTGAATAATATGGAGGAATACCGGGAAGAGCTACAAGAAGCAGAGTACAGCGGCGGAATGCGCCGATAAAACGGAAAAAGATGCGGAGCTGTTTGCTCCGTACCTTTTCTTGAATTTATTTTATTACTCTAACAAATTATCTATCATAGACTGTAAATTTGTTATATCGCAATACTGATTATGTCCCCCTCTGTAATCTTTCGCGTGTTGGGCTGTCCGGATTAAGAAAGAATCGAGTTCTATTTTTACACCGCTACCCATTCGGGACAAACCGGAAGAGTGACTGATGTAAACGAATTTACCGTTACGTTCTATGAAACAAGAGGTATTATAATGCCCCTTTAAGTTGAATGTTACTTTTGCGCCAACGGCTGTTGCGTACTTGGAAATCTCACGTACTAAGGCCGTTTGGAAACTGCGGTATTTTTTTGAAACATAGACTCCTGCATCTGCAAGGATTGCGTTCTGCCATTTGGTATAAAAATTCTGTGCCATATTTTTAATATTAATTCTGTAAATAATTCTCCCAATTCTCTTTGTCAATAGTTAATTTGTTCATTTCCCAATCGTATTCCACTTCCGGCATATCAGAATAAGGGAAATACACAGTGTAGCCTATCTGTCCATAAGAACAATGTAGCGGTATAACGCAAATCTCCTGACCACAATAAGGCTGTGGCGTACAATATTTCTTCCAATCAAAACGACCTGCTGCTATATTGCAGCAAAGTAATTTTAGAGTTACTATACCTTTCCAACTCTGAAAATCTTTTTTATAACCTTTTTTCATACTACTAATGTGCTATATTATAATAAACTTCGGGTTCACTTGACACGTTGTAAATCCAGCTTCCGCAACGTACCAATAGAGCATTCTTGCCATAATAGAGTTTCTTCATTCCGGTTATACTTCCTGTTATGTGAAAGTTAGGGAAACGACTGATGTCTATTTTCTGTGCATCGCATCTGTAGAGTGTTTTAGTTCTCATTGCATTTATTTTTTTAAGTTGTTTTTTATTTCCCTCTTCTTGAAGCCTTCCGACTTTACCCAAGAGGTTGTTTCATGTGCATTTTCAACGGTGGATGCAAGAACTATGAGCAAGTAACCGGAATGAAATTTTATGAATACCGGAATCTGTGATTGCGGAAGGTTACGTCAAATTTCATTTCAGGTAGCAACAGCGGTACTTGAACATCGTTTGCCACCGTACCTTTGCGCACGAAACAAACAATGGTGCATGTCGGGACTGTGAGAATGTAATACAATTAGAACAGGTAATATAGAATCGGTAAAAGAGGCTGTGAATTGGTAACAGAGGTTCGGCAGAACATGGTCTATAAAAGTAACCGGACTGTTATATAGGAAGATGATAACCACCCGCTTGAGTTGCGGGTGGCTTTAAAAAAATTATATGGAGTATCAGAAGTGATAGTCGATGACTCCTCCGATATAGAGTATCGTTCCCGGTTCAAGCGTACAGACAAACTCCATAAATGCAAAAGATTTTTCGGCAAATGACTGGTATCCCTCTCCGTCCAAATAGAAATGATACGCAATATCCAATGGATTTTCCAATGCCTTTTCAAGTTGATAAACAGGGCCTACAAACTCCAACATATTTTCCGTCGTAATAGCTTCAGCTTTCTTACGGATGTTAGTCACAAAGTTCTCTTTCCATTGTTCCACACCACCAATGTAGCGTATGGTGTCATCACCTACAAGTTCGAACATATCTTTTGGTAGAGCAGTATTGACCAAATAACGAATATCCTCCTTACGTTCTTCGTCATCTATCTCCGCACAATAGTCATAGAAACTGCCATCTCCTTGATGGAGAGTGTCTTCATTCAGATAGTTTTCTTTTTCTATCCACATTTTAGAAATCTGAAAAATTCGGCTGTGCATAATTTTGAAATTTAAATGATTAAACTTTATTCCCTTTACTTGAAGCTCTTCCGGCTTCTTGTCTGGAATGATTTTTATGCGAAATTGACAGCAAGGAAAGGATGGATAAGGCAAGTAAACAGTGGATGGAATGAAGTGGAATACCCAAATCTTCGATATGCGGAAGGCTGCCACAAGTATCCGGGAACTGTTAGCGCAGCGTTACTTGACCATTCTAAAGCTGTATCTTTGCATACAAAATCTCTCAGATAAGAACTGCCGATGTGCGATATAAAGAATATCCGGATTGGAAGAATATAAAAGACTGGAGAAGCACTCTGAGACTGTATAAAAGGACTGAAGGCGACAAAGTCTCCCCAATCTGCATGGCAAATCAGAGAAGCTTATCGGATAATGATAGTTCGCTGCACGCTGTCAGCATACCGTCATTTCGTTTTCTGCATCGGATTAGTCTTAGCCTGCGGCATATTCATAGATGTTACAGAAAGAATTGTCGTTTTCATCTTTCCGTTGTTCGGCAATAGCAAGAATTTCTGTTATTGATTCGACAGACTGACCGCTTATCACCTCAAACCACTTGAATACTTCTGTCTGGTTGACAAAATATTCCTTGTACCATTTGTCGTCTGGAGTACATAGGTCTGCAATGTACTTGTCGGGAAAGTATTTACCCTCTTGGTCATTTGTCCAGTACTCCGCCAGACCCGACTCTTCCGATTGATAGAAATAACATAGTGTTGGGAATTTCTCACATACCAGTTCAAGTGTTTCATCACACGGAAACCAAGCTGTTTCCGTTGTGAATTTCAAGAATGTCAGGCCAATAAATGTGTTATACTGTTTAGAAACGGAGTACGACGAGTAAAAAAGGAATAGGACCGGTTGTGGGAGTTCGGTGGAGCATGGCTATAAGAGTAATCGGGCTGAATATACAATACAAGGAAATGCTATCCACCCGCTTTGGCTACAGGTGGATATGTTATTGTCATTCCGCACCTCTCATGATGGTGAGTTGGTCGGGACGGTTAGGAAACCAATAAGAATCACTGTCAATATATACACATCTGCCACTATTACAGAGATTCCCAAAAGCTAAGACCTCACAAGGTCCAAATATCACTCCATAATCGTTTGTAAACGCCACCATATCTCCCACACTCAAGTCGTTTTCCGTATCCATCACCTTGGAAAGGTGGTCGTAAAACTCAATACCTTCAGCTTCACGTTCTGTTTTCCAACGCAAAAAGTCTTCTTTATGACTTCTACCGGTATGTATCGGTGATAATTCAGAAGGAAAAACCTCCGCTTCCGAAGTATCAGATGCAATCAAAATAACGCTATCCTCTTCAATGTTTTCCGGAATAGAAGCCACTTGGTAAACCCCATTAGACAGACCACTATCTGGGTCATGCCAATAAAGAAGATTACCCAACTTGATAAAATCGTATTTTCCCATATTCTTTGATTTATTATTTCCCTTTGCTTGAAGCTCTTTCGGCTTCTTGCCGGGGATTGATTTTTATGCAGGATTAACAGTGGAATAAGGGCGATAAGACAAGTAAACAGTAAATGGAATGGAACGGAATACCCAACCTTCGAATGTAAGAGCAGAAGCATGCTTGTCCTTTTATACCTTGCAATGAGAAGGGGACTGAAAGTCAATCTTTGATTTGAGGAAGGCTGCCGTAAAATATCCAGGAACCGTTAGCATAGCGGTGCTTGACAATCGTCCGGACACTGTACCTTTGCATATAAAATCTCTTCGGCCAGATTTGCCGATGGTGCGATAAGGGAATACTCAGAATGGAAAAACATAAAAAGGGGTATCATATTATAGGCGAAATATATAACAGAGCTAATATAAGTCCTAAAAAAATATTTTTGCTATCTTTGCCAGAGTATTATATAATATTAAGAACATAACAATGGAAAAAACATTTACACAAATCTGTGAATTGTTCGATCAATTCTCAAAAGATGCCAACCTCCAGATGGAGAAAAGCAACAAAGCTGCCGGAACTCGTGCCCGCAAAGTATCACTTGAACTTGAAAAACTTCTCAAACAGTTCAGAAAAGAGTCACTCGAAGCATCGAAATAATTTTCATTCTGGTTCTGACAGTAGGAAAATGGCGAACTTCACGTGTACCATATCGAAAAAGCCTCTTCGCTTCACAGCGGAGAGGCTTCATTGATTATGACAAAGTTAAACATCAATTATGCGAAATTTCTATTTCGCTTTTGGAAAAAACAACTCCACTTTCGTATGTCTGTTGGCTTCCACGGGCGTATAGTCGGCAATTCCACCTTTGCTAACTCTGATAATCCGCTTGGCTGGTATTCCACGTTGTTCCAGTTCTGCGGTAATAAAACCTGCTCTCGATATACTCAAAGAATCATTGATACTTGATGTTCCTGTAGAACTGTCAGCAGCACCAGTTACCCTCACGGATAAACTGTATTTCTTAGCTACACGAGCCAGTTCGTCAAGATTAAGCCTCTGTGAGGTATCCGTCAGATGTGTCGTATTGAGAGCAAAAAAGAAATAGATGGGTGTACCGATGCACTCTCCATCAGCGTATGAAAGAACCGTGGAATCCATAGCGAGGGTGTCCTGATGGGCGGACTGCACATTTCGGGAAGCCGTGTAATTATATGATGGCTTTCCATTCTCTGTCTGAAGAATAGTCGTGTCAAGAGGTGACGACCCGTCCCAATAGCTATGCTTCAATCTTGCACGAAGCGAGTTCAAACCGCTATAATTATTTATAGGATATCTGCATCCGGTTATATCGTCGTTGTCAAAGATATGGCTATATGTATCGAGTAGTCCTTCGATTTCCAGAATTTTCTTTAATTCCACGAGCGTTCGCTTATCTTGATTGTGACGTCCCACATAACGCCTGTTCTCCTCCGAAAGGAAGTTGCCATAATCGACAAGCAGTTCGTTCCGATGGATGTATGGTGCCGTATCCACTGCGCGCTTCCAGCCGACCTTACCGAGATGAAAGGTGAATCCGGCAGTCAGCGAAAGCATGTGATCGCCCAGACGGTTTGGATAGCCATATCCGTCGAAATCCTGGAATGTAGTTGTGTTAGAGAGTTCCAGCATAGCACTAACCCGTTTGGAAATACGGTATTGTGTTAGTATGCCGTAAGAAAGCGCAAAGGGATTGTTCCCGTTGGTGGCGTTATGTAGCAGACCGACACCCATAAAGGGTGCAAGCCTCCAACGTACCTGTTCCTGTCGGGCATATCTGCGTCCAAGGAGATTCCACAGGAGATCTGCATGGATATAATGGTAGTCCTGCGTAGATAATTGTGCATCCTTAAACTGCAAGCCACTATAATTTACCCTTGCGCCGACCAAAGGAGTAAACCATTTGCCGACGGCGAGGCTGTACGAAGGTTTCACTCGTCCAAAAAGGTCTTCACAACCGAGAGGTGTACCAAGAAAAACTGTCGCACCTCCGGATATGCTAACAAACCAGTTGCCGGTTCGAGATGCCGGAAGTAGCACCCCGTTGAGATAGACGGGCTGCATCGGTTGAAGCAATTCCGCTACTTCATAATGAATAGTGTGTCGTACAGTGTCCTTCTGTACGGGTTGTACACTTGCTTGTGCCTGCAACGTGCAGAGCAAAGCGAAGATGAAAATAATTTGTTTCGTCATATTCCAATGATTTCATTAGTTATACTTTTAATCTGGTGTAAAGCGTATGCCATTTACCGTTTAGATTTCTTGCCGATAGTCGAGCGCATCATGCGGCTCGCCATCCTCATACAGCGAAGTGCCCATGCTCGATTGTCCTCGTCCTCGTCGCGTCCCCATTTGAGGTCACTCCCTCCGCCTCCACCACCATGTGATTCGGCAAATGTAGTGGCATCATCTACCATTCCGAGAAATAGCATTGTCGCACAGTGCATGATTTCCGTACCCCGCTCGGCGATAGACTGTACCAGTGAACCGTCAAAGAGCTGCCGTTCTGAAACATTCATTTGTGCCGATGCGTTACGATACTCGCTGATTACACTCTCCAGTAGGACGTCTTTAAACAAGCTATCCACTTTGGAGTGTACATCACGGGAATATTGATAGGCCTCCTCTTTGAGTTCTTCGGTACGTTCTTCAATGGCTCCCATATCCTTTTTCAGTTCGATGAGTTGCCGGTCAGCCGTCTGCAACTTTTCCTGCTTGTCTGCCAGTTGTCTGATGATTCCTTGCAGCTCTTTTTCCAACATTTGTATTTGGATTGCCAATTCTGCCGCATTGCCTTTGTTTTCTTTTAAATTGTACTCGGCTGCCGATAACAAGGTTTCTTTTTCAGTTTTCTGCTTTTCAAGATTGCTAATCATTGTCGTAAGCCCTTTGACTCTGCGTTCTGCCAACCGGATGTCTGATTGAAGTTCACCCAATACCTGTTGATGGAGTTTGATATTATCCTCGATTGTTGTACACTCTTCAGACAACATTCGGCGGTATTCCTCAGTCGTTCTGTGCCGTGCACCCGTTTCGGATATGCTTGTTCCTCTTGACATTCCCCACTTTGTATTGACTTCTGCGAAAAAGTCCGTATGAAGTTGTTTCATTCTTGCACTATATTCAAACTTATCCTTACCGGCGAAGATTTCCTTGTACGCAAAGCGACTATCCTTGATTGGCAGAAGCGTACAGTGGATATGCGGGTTCAATTCATCCAGATGTACAATGAATGCAGCGATGTTCTGCTCACCATATCTGCCACAAACGAATGAATAAACATCCTTGGCCCAGCGTTCAATGTCACGCTTCCGTTCGATGCGGGTATTGTCCGCACCTTTTTCAAAGTCCACCTGTTGCGTACCGAAAGCAAGTTCCTGCATTCGCTGCCGTGAACCGCCGAAGATGATATTTACCACCGTGCGGTATTTTGGTTCGAGCAGCCCCTCATTAGGATCTTTGATTCCACGGTGACTCAATATGTCCGCCATCCGTTTGGGAATGCTACGGCTTGTGTCGATGGGATGTATTTTACCTCCGGGCGCAATCTCGAAGTTCAGCCGTTTACGCGTAGGATCATAATTTCCCTTACTCATAGCGTACTTCTCTGCCTTTTCACTACGGTCACGCAGATGTTCATTACTTTGGGCGGTGGTAATCCCTTTCGACACCTGCACGTCGAGTACCTGTTTTTGATTTGCCATACGTTTTTCATATTGTTTCGGACAATCTACCGTGTCCCAGCTTGCTGCTTGTTCGGACACCCTTCCCACCAACGTCAGGCAGGTGGGGTATTAGGCTCCCCCTTCCCTTTGTTCGTGGCAGGCGGGCAAGCCCGGATGCCTTCTATAACTGGCAGGGGGGCTTCACTGGATACAAAAGTGGATTGTTGCGGTTATACATTCTGTTTTCAACCTCCAATCTGATACGTTGCCTCCTGTGCCTTTGCCGCAAATGCCAGAAAAGGCTTAAAAAGCGTTTTAAGGAACTCCCTGTCATCTTCATCATAATCGGAATTTTCATCCCTATCTACATCAAGAATAAGCCCGGCAATACCTTTCGAAGTTGCAATAAGTCCTGTCCAGTCTCCATACAATTCCAATCGGAAGTAGTCCATAAACTCTGCACTGTCATCGAATCTCGACTTACGCAGTGCCCGTTGTATAGCGGCAAATGTAATGCACTCCAAAGCTACCATACGAATCTTGACAGCTCGTTCATCATCATCCGCTGCCGGATTGATGCGAGTGATACTGTCCGGAGATGGGCAGCTATCGCATATGCCAGCTTCATCCATTGCCCGACGAACAAGTTGCTCACACTTGATTCCGATCTCGTCAAGGGACACTTTGCCGATTATCCAATCGGACAATGCCTCACGTAGCTGTTCTGCAAGGTTCAACTTCTTCTGTCCATTGCAAGACTCCGTGGATTGGCTGGTTTGCACAGTCATGGTAATGATGACGCTTTTGGAAAGCCGGATGCGATTCAACAAGCCGAACTCTTCCATTACATCCAAAAAAGAACGGACAGTAGCCCTATGCCAATGCCATTCCGATGAAAGGTCAGAAACAGTCACGTGGCACTGGTTGGGTTGAAGTTCGTAGCCTTTGTTCCTTAAAAAAGGGGAAACAAAACCTGCCAAAGATTTATCCAATAAATCACAGAAGGCTTCTGTCTTTGTTTTTCGTTCACCGACTTTCTCCTTGAGGTAGTCAAATACTTCTCTGTCTGCCAATATAGGGACAGCTATTTTCTGCTTGGTTTTCATTTTCATTTCATTTTTTAATTATTACTATTGTGCGGATATATCAGTGTTGCCGCTATCCGCATCTTGCGGCAATATCGCGTGATGATGGTCATAATAACTTTCGGCTAATAGTCTGGGGAATTTCATCCATTCAGAGATTATGCCTATGTCCTGAAATTCGGTCATAACCCGAACAGAGGGATAGAACAGGGCAGCCAAAAGAAGATAGGCGGCAGTTACCGCCGTTGTGTACAAGTGTGGAACAAAACTGATGGCCAAAGCCACCAATGAGAGTATGACAAACATACATGGTCGGTCACATAAACCTCTTAACAATCTGTCCGCTCTCCTAAATGAATATATAGTGGCACAGATAGCAGTTGAAAGAAAAACACCGAACTCGCCAACATGTCCGCTGATGTAAACATAGTGGAAGAGCAATAGCAGAATCAATACGACCTGTACATATAGTTTACGAGCCTTTACACTGTGTATCATAGCATCGTAGAACCTTACCATAAAAGAACGGTGGCTTTTGTACAATGCTAATGGCAATACGAAAAGCGTTATACAGAAGATAAGTTGTAGTATATTCCAAATCATAAATAATAGGGTTTCTCGCGTATTTGAATGGGGGATATCATCAACTCTAATTGGACAATATTGTGGGTGGCCAATAGGATGATAACTTCGGCGTCCCTCGGTGAAAGGTATATCGCTGCTTTCTTAATACGTTGCTTGAACGTATGCTCCTGCTTACGGTAGGCTGCCAATGCCTTATCCAGTTTATGTTCCGGAATTGTCCATGTCATGCCTTTGGCGTATGAGCCTTTGTCTTTGTAAGCCCGCAGTACCAACGTGCGGGAAACAATGTAATTGATATATCCGTTTCTTGACAAAGCATACTCCTTATAGAAATTGTCATCAACAACCTCTATCCATGTCCGGTATTCCCTAATCCAATAAACCATTTGTCGGTATAGTGTGTCCCGCATAACATGACCATTAAAGGAAATCCATCAAGAGATCGTCTTTGTTCTTCTTATACTTGAATGTGCCACTTTTGGAATGAAGATCCAAATCAAGGCACAGCTCGCCGTACATCTGCTCAAGAGAATCATAGATGGTGACAAGAATGCTATTTACCTTACCGTCTGCATCTGTCTTGCAATTCATCTTGAACATCTGTCCAAATGCCGGGTTGGAGTATGCACAGGTGCTATGCCCGAATTTGTCAGCGTGCGTGGGGATGTGGTGGTAGAGAGTTATAAGCTCCATATCGTCCTCAAACAGATCCATCACTTCCTCCAAATCGTAAGGGTCGCGTAGCGGGAAGGTCAGTAGAGCGTAGTCACCGTAGAATTGTGCTTCCTCCATTGTCGTCACATCGAGTAGTTGCGGTAGTTGCAGAGGGACAAATGTCATAAAGTCATTGAAAAAATGTCGTAACATATTCATTTTTTATATTGTTAGAGCGTCTGTATGAAAATATCCATAAGCATTCCTGGCAGTTCAGTCAGTTGACCACTTTCCGATTGCAGGATTCGGCTCAAGGTTTTGAACGCCACAGGTGTCTGTGCCGCCATCCTGTCAAGTTGTTTCCGTTCTTTATCGGAAAGCAATGTCATAGAGAATCCGTCCAGTGAAGTATAAGGGTGGATAAGCATCCATATATAAGCATGTGCTTGCGAAGAAGTCTTGATTTTTTTGTTCCGAACATCTTCTATACAAATCTGCATATTTTGTATTTGGCGACGATTGGTGCGCATTGTCAAATAAAGCATAGCCTCCCGATAGGTAATCTCCTTTCTCTCAGCGGCAAAGAATATCTGCGAACAACACTGTTCAGTACCACGTGTGATGTCAGCCATACTCTCACCTTCGAAATCGTGCAAGTGAGAGAGGAACGCACGGAATATAGCATCTTCTTTAGTGATATAAGTAATCAGTTCATTGCGGCTATGTATGCCGTTACGGATAGTTCGAGTCAGTAACATACGGTAAGCCGCAAGGATTTCCTCTTTGTTACCCTTATGAAGCGGAAGATTATCCAGTGAGTTGAAAAACGGGCGGATTTCTCCAGCGGCATGATGCAGTTCCTCATCATTGTTATAAGGTGAGAACTCTCCTTTGAGAGCCAAAAGTTCCTGATAAGTACGCGTCTTTGAGAGGGCTAAGCGTGAGAACTCAGTGCGGATAGAATCATGCAGTCTGATACACTCTTCACGCTGATTGGAATGGGGGTGGCTGAGCGTATCATTCCGGAGATACCTAAAAACAGAGTCTTTTACAGTTTGCCATTGTAGGATATGCTTGGTCAATACTTGAAATGAGGAATCTTTCTGACGTCGTATATTGTATAAGTACTCCCTGTATATTCCGGCAGGATCGTTCGTAGCTTCAGACAATGATTTGCCATTTCTATCGCTGCATGATATCAGGCCCAATATGGCCAATGAAACGATACATCTTCCAGTCAAAAATGATGGAGTCTTGTAGTATGATTTTAAAATTTTCATATTTAACAATTCATATTTAACGATGCAAATCTATATATTATTTTTATTGTAAAAGCTCTTTTATATCGCATTTAGTATAATTTTTGGTATCATATTAATAATATGATTATCAATGAAAACAAGTGCAAGAAAAAAAGCTAAAAAAAGGATTCAGCGAGATTTTTGCCACGATATGATTTTAGATTAAAATGAAAGTGCTATATTTGCACTTGTTATCAAAACAGTGTATATTAAAATGGCAAAAGTTGGCTATATATTCAAGGAAAATAATGACAGTTTTGATGCTGAGAGAGAATGGATGCAGCGATACGGTTGTGTACAAATCGTAGAGGAAACAGTTGAACATGAAACATTGAGACCTATGTGGAAACAGCTTATGGCGAATCTTCAAAGGGGCGATGAAATAGTCATATCCAAATTCAGCAATGCTGCACGCGGTTTAAGAGAACTGGCCGCGTTCATCGAACTATGCCGTATCAAAATTGTACGTGTCATATCCATTCATGACAGAGTTGATACTCGCGGTGAATTATTCCCCGGTACGACAGCAGCCGATGTGTTGTGGATAATAGGGGCATTTCCGGAAGAAATTGCCGCACTACGAAAATATTCCGCTCATGTCGAGAAGTTACGCCAGAATATCAAAGCCCCGGCTATGCCGAAGGTATTACCTAAAGCTGAACGAGATAAGACAATCGTGGATATGTATATCAACGGGCATTCTTTCGATGACATTTGGGCTGCAAGCGGTTTTAGCAGCAAAAGTTCTATTTGGCGCATACTCAATAAATATGGCGTAAAACTTGATCGTGGCCAAACCAGCGGTCCGCGTGTCAAACAGAACCCGAAAGAGGACGGAACAAATGAAGGTGGCTCCTGATAGAATTTTCAGATAATCAGGATCGTATATTTGTTTTTCGGTTATTATTTTGTATTTTTATTATTGTTAAAACTATAAAAGTAAGACTTATGGGAGATATTATAATTGTATTGCTGGTATTCTGGGTTGTCGGCAAGCTCTTGAAGGGCGTGTTTGGCGGTTTCAGTAAAAGCAGCTTCAAAGATGATAAGTAGGCCAGCCAAGGGATGGGATAAATACGGTCAAAAAAGACTGGTTCAAGAGGCGTGAAATTGTAAGAAGGAAGTGGAATGGAATAAATATAAACGGAGCTTCCGGCAACAGGAATCCAGGATATATCGGTTGAGATATACCCTGAATACATGTCGGATATTGTCTGTCCGGAGATGTTTAGGCTTTCCACCTATACCCCTCGTCTGTCAGTTCCAAGTATTCCTCTAATCCCGGTTTTACGAAAAAGACAATTTCAAAGGCTTCGTTACTTCCGTTATCGGGGAATGTCATGTCGGTTTCTCCATTTCGGATAGTCCCTTTGCCCACGTTGGAACCAAGGTCTTCATCCGCATAGGCATATTGAAACTCGACGTCCGGAAATATCTCGGAGAGTGTTTGGATAAGCAGAGGCACACCTTCCCAAGCCGTATCAAACCAAAGCACGTTCGGTTCTTCAAAATTCTGATTAAAGGCATTCCATTTTGTACCCCAGTTGGCAATAGACCATTCATACCAAGTAGGATAACCGTATTTTCCCCAGTTTCTCAGATATGTCATTCCAAGTTGTAATGCTTCTTCCCTGACTTTTTCCTCCTGAATTTCCATCCATTGAATGACTTTCAGGTCGTCCTGTGAATTGAACGGTTTACGTTGCTGTGCTATGATATACTGCATACCAAATTCCCCAGAAGTGGACGCTTCTATCAGTAAGTCCTTTGGCATAGGGATAATGTTGTTGAAGTCAATATAGCAAGGCGTACTGTCTTCATCAGTTTTTCCTTTTAAGAAATCCATCACATTTTGTACTGTTTCTCTGTCTGCGTTTATTTCTAAACGGTTTGTTACATAATTAGGCATGATTTTAATGTTTAAAGAATTGGTTAGTATTAACTTTTATTTCCCATATTGTCGGTTCTTTACTGATTGAACCGTTTTGGGATTTATGGATGCGGTAAACGGATGTCGATACAGCTTCATACGGCAACTTTTCTTGCCAAATTACTCTTGCGCAGGAAGGAAGAATTTTGTAAGAAATACACTTCAAGTAGCAGGATCAAGCGCGATAGCCGACCTTTGCATCTGATAAAACCAAACCGGTGATAGGATGAAGAATAGATGGGAGATAAAATGAAAAATAATTAATATAAAAGAAGAATGCTATTCCTTTTGCAGAAATATAAAAAAGGAATAGAATGATATAATTATAAAAGAGGGGCTATTATTACCCTCTCAATTATAAGAGGGTATGTTCTCAAACTCGCGCCCCTTATTTGTAATACTGTAATACTGTAATACCGCAACACCTCCGTTAAAGGTCATTACGGTATTTTTTTTGAATTATTCTTGTGTTGCTTCCATAGCATTGCTGTATTCTTTGATTTGCTCCATTGTCAGCCATTCGGGTTTTTCGTTTTCTCGGAAGCTGTCGTGAATTTTCGTCATGTATTCAATTTGTGTCTTTTCAGAACCAGCCCACAAACGACGAGAACTTTTGTTTCCAAAGCCAAGATAATATTCACAGTCGGCTTGCAAACGCCCCAATAACATATACCTGAATTTTAAATCGTGCTGTAATACTTCTTCTATTGTCATACTCGTTTTCGTTTTTAATTAAGTTTTTTATTTTCCCTTTTTTCAAGTCTTTCGACTTTGCCGGAAGGGTTGTTTTTCATGTGCGTCCCAAACGACGAAGCAGGAACGCAGTGCAAGGAATCGGAAATGAAATTTTATGAATACCGAAATCTATGATTTAGGAAGATTACGTCAAATTTCATTTCGGATAGCGTAGCGATACTTGGATAGCGTTCGTTCGCCGTAATTTTGCACACGAAAACAAGACCGGGCGAAAGTCTGGATAACGACAGGAAACATCAACATTCATTACATAAGGACTGTAAAAGAGAAGCAGGCAGTTACGCTGCTATAAAAGGGAAACAAGGAAATTAAAAAAGTGGGCACGGAGCAATCTGTAAAAAAGGGGGATGCCACCTGTCTTCGGGCAAAAGAAGATACCATACCGATATGATTTAACCGATACGGTATCTCTTTGGTAGTCATCAGTACCATACTTTCAGAAAACCATTTAAAAACATTCGATATTCGCCTCTTGGAAAATCTGCGGGGCGTGCTGATAAAGCAAAGGAAGATTCAATACCGCCATTGGATATTCCACAAATCCGCTTCTACGCTTGTAACCTGAATAGGTCGCTAAATTATTTGTCTCCAGAAACTCCATTGCATCCGGATAATGATTCACATCAATAAATGTACGGTCTGGCAAATCGAGTGCATCCATGCTCTCCAAATTGACGGATAGCACGATATACTCTGTTTCATCTTCCACACTTTGCAAAGTAAGTGCTAACCAGCCATTGCCATAAAATTGAGGCATGAGATAAAAGCGTTCTCCACGAAACTCGTATTCTTTCCGCGTTAGGGAGCTGTCCGGCTCTACCAAGCGAAAATCATCCTCTCCAGAAACAAATTCTGTTGATGGGTCGCTGACATCCACATACGTTCCATTTACATTGTGACACAAATACTCTGCATTTTCTGAACGAACAATCACAAATTGAATTTCCATACTTTTAAAATTTAGCTATTAAACATCATGTTCTTTTTTTCCCTTTTTTCGGAAGCCTTTAGGCTTCTCCAGTCGGGATTTGATTTTTACGTGCATTCAAGATTGCCTTTAAGGAAAAGCAGGCAAGGAATTTGGACAGAATTTTTACAGTTGCGGTATGGAGCGTATACGACATTTGAGCGATTGAAAATCGGGAAAGCTACTGAAAAATTGTGTTCAAATAGCGTAGCGGTACTTGAATGTTTTTCCGTGGCAATACCTTTGCACAGGAAAAAACAAGTCCTGACTGGTAGCAGCCTGAAACGAAATAATTTCGTTTTATACAAGGGTAAAACGGAGTGATAAAAAAGGGAATGACCACAAAGAGCAGCCGACAAAAGCCGGCTTTCTTTTGTTCCTGTGGGAGGAGCTGGGACATTTAATCCGTTACATCATAATAATAGCTTAGCTCGTCATCTTTCAGATACTCCATTGCATATTGACTGGCTTGTGCCCAAAGGGTATTATACAATGTCGCAATTTCCGGCCTTGTTTCATAATGCTGCCATATCTTATGGTTAAGCACTAAAACCAGTTCCGTGAGATACTTGTAGTTCTCTTTCCACTCCTCAAAAGCACGGCTGAAAGTGTCCTGTATCGCCGAAAGACCAAATCGGTCAGCAATGGAAAAATCATTCCAAAAGGTTGTTTGCAATTCATAACCGTTCTCTAACATAAATTCTCTGAATGTCATAATGCCTCAAATTTTAAGATTAATATTTTATTTATTTCCCTTCGATACTTCCTGTACCGAAAGGTTGATTATTTTTCTGCCCACGGGATTGGCGGCCAGAACGGGCAAGGAGGATGCGGAAAATACACTCTTCGATATTTCGGAGAGGAAGATTTTACAGCAGCAAGTGTCAGCGGTCCTTGACAGGACGGACAGCCGGCAATCGAATTTTGCAGGGAAATAACCAGGCTTGCGGGATAGAAATATAGGGGGTAGCTGGATGGGGCTATAAAGGAGGGCCGGAGTCTAAAAAAGGAAACTGGCACAAGCGGCCACCTACAACAGTTGGGCGGGAACATTCATAAATGTGTAAAAAGGAATAGTTTCCCACCACATTTTATGCAGAATATATACGGCATAAAACACAAGTGCCGTAACAGCCTCTTGAGAAAGCGTTACGGCATTTGTTTAAGTACAGGTTACAGGCTATTTTACCTGAACGAGGTTGTCCTGTAGAGTTTTCCAGCCATACACTGCGGCCACATAGGGGTGGAGGGAACGTGTAACTTGGCGAAAACCATTCTCGTCAATTTCATAGTTGTAGATTTTTGCGGCAATCCGTTCTGCGTCGTCACGATTTTCAGCGACACGGTACAAAACATAATTCGTGCCATCATGGTGCGACATACGGCCTCGTATATCGTAGCCGTCACCGTACCACTCTGCATCATACTGTGTAGATTGTAATATCCCGGCAATGTTGTCACCCAAAATTTGATAGCCTTGTTTGCGTCCGTTCCACAATCCTAAATCTCCAAATGCAATAATGACTCCATTGACATCCTTGTTTAGGTTCTGCCGCTCATCCCCCAATTCATTATACACTTCGTCCGACCACTCTTCATCGCTGACCTTGTAGGCATCATCGTCCAGTTCTTCTCGCTTGAAATTTTGATAATACTCTCTTGCTGTTTCATCCAATAGAGCATCACTTGACCAAATTATTTGTTTCATACATTCTAATTTTTTATTTTCCCTTCCCTTCAGAGGCTTTTACCTCGTCCGGTGGGATTTGATTTTACGTGCAAACCACAAGGCGGAAGAAGAGAACAATGCAAGGAGGAAGCGGAATCCGAAGGATTTCATTTGAACGGCATTGACTGCAAATGAAACGCGCCTTGCAGGTTCACGTCCGACTTAACTTCGCACTGTAAAATTAATGGACGGCGGACGTAACCTCACTTTTGGGAAGAAATATGGTTATAAGAGGGACTGGAAAGCTGCTCAGAGGTATGGAATTGAGAGAGTCTTCTTTTTTCTATTGAAAATCGTAATCTGCCTGTTCATCAAGTGGAGCTAAGTATAACAGTATTACCGGGTGAAGATTTCATTTGGAGCTTGGCATCGCAACAGTCACTTATAAAAGTATGATGCGTATTAATCCGGTCATGAGCAAAACAAAAGCGACCAAAAGATCGCTTTGTTCATGATAAGGCAAGAATTATTTTTTGCCTTTTTTCACGGGCTTTACCGGCTTTTCAGGAACATCCTCCTTTTCGATAGGAGGATAAAACTTGACAGCCACCATAACAACACGATTGTGCTTCACACCGACCTTGTCGGTCCACTCTTCAGGCTTAAAGTAGCCTTCAATGGTGAGCATCGTACCTTTGGTCAGTTGGTCGAATGACCCAGTATTCTCGTTTTTACGCCAAGCCTCAATATTCATAAAGGCTGAAATGCGGTTGGTTTCCTCGGCATTCCTTTCCTGACGGCTTACGGCCAATGGGAAACGTGCGACACTGCTGTTGGTGAACTCTCGGATTTCAGCGTCTTTACCTAAGAATCCGGTTACTGTGAAATTGTTTTCAATCTTTTTCATGTTGAATTGCTTTTAGAAGTTATTAAATCAATTTTTACACTGCCTAAAAAGTAGATGTCGTTTAAGGGATGCACCAAGGATAGCGCGTCAATACGCTTTATTTTTAGCCACAGGTAAAATCGAAGGCTCGATAAAGGAAGATTGAAGCGGCTACGCCATTGGTCAAGACAACCATGTCGTTCCCGTCGGCATACTATCTTTGCAGAGGAAAAATGATGATTGCTTCGATAAAAAGCGATTATGGAAAATGGGAAACAAGTAAACCGGTAATGATAAGGAAAAAGAGCAAATCCAAATGTCGGCACAAAGGCGAAACATCCGTCCGAAAGTCAGTGAAGAATAGCAAAGCCAAAGCGAGACATGCCTGGCTTGAATTGAGACTGTAACAAACAGAATACCATCCAATCAGAAAAAAGGCCACTGCATAAGGAATGTGTCAGCCAAGAGTGGACAGAAGCGTAGGTAGCCCATCCTTGGAGGATAGTGATATCCGCATCGAAAAAAAATGGAACTGGAAGGAAAAACGGCAGGAAGAACCAGACTTTTCACAAAGTGGTTTCCAATTCGCTTTGTGCGAATGGCTGGTTTCTACAAAAGGGAGTGGCGCAGCCAAAAGAAAAAGTTATAAAAGGAAAATGGAAGTAAGGCTGAAATGGGTGATTCCATTCCAGCCAGTCGATGATATTTGTCCAAGGTGTCATTGAAATTCAACCATCATAATACGATGCTCGAATATTTTGGTTTTGTCGCTGGGACGTCGCTGGCAAACCCAAAGGTGTCGTGCACCGTAACCGTATGTGAAATATTCATCAAGTGGAGTTTTTTTCTCCAACTGTCTCATGCTTTCACGCAATTCCGCCTCATTGCCAGAAAAAAGAATCGTGTTAATGATTCGGAAATAAAGTTCAGTTACCTCGTCACAATAGGGGCAAAAGCTGTGTTCAATTGTTACTTTCATGCTTCTTTTGATTTTTATTGTACTTCGATTATATCTTCAATTCGACCATATAGGACAGAACGTAGTGCGGTTTTGTCAATGGCATAATATTCGGCAATATGTCCGTGTTGTTTCACGAAATACCGTTTGAGAACATCGGAGAAGTCAAAACGGTAGCCCATTAAAGCGATACCTCTTTTGAAATGGCAGCACTCTTTCACATTGCGGGTGAGCCAGTTCTTTTCTTCCCGACTCAACTTGTCGCCATTATCAAGACGTTCCCGTAATTTGTAAACCTTGCTATCTTTCAGTTTTTCCAATTCGGGCACATCCCATTGGACGAATTTCATTGCTATCTGTGTCATGGTTTCTATGTTGTAAAATTGTAAAAATTACTTCATCACAGTATTTAATACTCTCTCTTTGCCACAGATGAAACGAACAGTGATTTTGTTGTCGAAATCACCGACAATCGTTCCATCCGTGTGTCTCTTATAGAATAAGCAAAGTGTAGGATAGAGCATAATTTTACTTTATCTTCTTCTACTCATTCAGTTACTAATTTGACCTTCCATTCTCCCTGAGAGAATATTCTAAAGCTCACGTACTCGTCTTCAAATTCATAGGTTAGAATCTTGATATAGACTTTATCTTTGTCCTCCAACGATTCTACCAATTTTTTGATTTCTTCTTCTGGATACACCCAACGAGAGGAAAATTCTGCATCTACACTATCACCATATCGATTGGTAAATTCGCTGAAAGTGTCATCCAAGAAAGCCTCTATTTTGTCGAGGTCTGTTTTATTTTCCGTTCTTGCGTGGAAAATGTTGGTTGCATAATTTGCCATAAATACCAAGTTTTAAGTTTGTTACTTTCCCTCCTGTAGCATTTCACTTACTTTCGGGCTTGATTGAAATTATGTCGCTTCAACAGGTGGCATGGCTATGTATGCAGGGTTTCACTACAAAATACGACCTCTGCGAAGCGGAGCGTGGAGATTTTGTAGTGAACCTTCAGGTTACAACCTTGCATACAATAAAGACATGGCAAATACCTTTGCGACACAATTCCCATCGGGCAGACCGAAAGTTGATATGCGAGCATGTGGGAGTTTGCTCGGTACGGATGTGTGTAAAAGGTGGCTATGAAGTAAAAGAGTATCGCAGCGAAAAGAGAAAAGAGGCAAGAGCTTATCTTCTCTTTTGGCTGTATGGGTAGAATGGGAAAATCACAAAAAGTAACATGAAAATCCAGTTTGGTTTAGTTTGTTAGCCTTATATATGCTAAACTAAATTAAACTAAATATAGGCAGGCATTTTTGGCTGCCTGTACAAAAAAGATTATCTTTGCTACAAGCAATACAACTTCAAGAGATAATAATTTGTATTCTCTTTATGAGCTGCAAATAATTTGTTAGTTAAAGTTAGGAGCAAATTCTTCGAATGATGAGAGCAGATAAAATTGCTCGGAATGCACTCTGAAAGCAAACAAACGAAAAGAAAGAAACAGAGTGCAAATAGAAAAATGAGAAATCACTTTAATTCCTATTTTTGTTCCTTATTTGTTTCTTCATTAAAATCACCTTTCTTATAACATATTGATTATAAAATATTTAAGTATGTATTTTTAAGATGGTTAAGAATATTGCCAAGTAAGAGCAGATGACCGCTTTAAAGTTCGTGGTTTGTTTGGCACTCCAGACAGACTTGTTACAAATTGTTGCTATACAACTAAAGGGATTGCATATTTTGCAAGGATTACTCCTCTAAAATTTGATGATCTCTCTGAAACTATAGCAGAGGCATTTAAAGCATACGATAGATACAGACAATATAAACGTGAACAAGAAAACGATGAATAATATGGATGTAATAGTCTTAAATCACAAAAACAAAGTGTCTTTGCAGGTACAGCATGTAGATATTGGTAGTTCTATTGATTTGCATTTTCCAAACGAAAATCAATCATTTGATGCTTTTCAGAAACTTCGTGAAATAGGTGTGAGATGTTTCCATGCTGGTAAAAATGCTCCTTGTGGGGCTTCTGTAATGATGTATTCTTATGGTAATGATAGTCTTCAACTTCAAATAAAGTAGTAAAATGGAAGAAAAAAAGTATATAAATATTGATAATATGGCGACACGCCTTTGTCAAATTCTCAAAGATGCACGTGAAAGCATGGTTGATGATGAAAATAAAGATTTTATCATGGAGAACTTTTCGGATGAATATCTGGAAGATTACAGCAATGTAATGGCTTGGAAATTTAATTCTGATATGAAGAAATACTTGCATAATCCGGACCACAGGATTTGTGGTAATTTCAATAACATTGATTATGACTACCCTTATCATATTTATGGAGAGGTTACATACGACACACCTCTTGTAAATGCTATGGTTGCTAGATTAGATGCCGGTGAAGACAGCGAACAAGCTAACGAGGACCGGGACTTTCTTGTTGACTGGTTCTTTGAAACTTTTGGAACATGGGGAATATCCTATAATTTCCAGTCAAATATATCAGAGTTCCTTTATATGGAGTTTAAAAACCAACAATCTTAAATCAATGAAAACAATAACATTGCAACTGTACACTTTTGATGAATTGTCGGAAGAGGTACAAAAAGAAATTATTGAGCGTGAACGCTGGAATATAATGGATCAGTGTATGGAGGCTTACGGTTCAGATTATGTAACGTCTCTAAGAACTTTCGAGAAATTGACAAATACCCAATCATGTAGTTGGAGTGTTAATTATAGCGGATACAATTTTAATTTTAAATATAATAATAATCCCATTTTTGAGTGTCCAATAGATTGCAGTAATGATATTTATGCAGAGGAATTATGTGGTAAACTATTATTTCGATATATCAATAATAATATTATGCCATACATTACACAAGGTAGATATTATTCATCTTCAGGCAAATATATAAATGAAAAATACACTTACAAATACAGACGAAGCCGTATTATCAAATCTGTAGGTGATGATTGTCCACTAACAGGTATGTGTTATGATTTCTACTTGCTTGAACCTATCATTAAATATTATAAAACTTGGTGCAGTTATCCGGACAACTTTTCGCTCACAGACTTAATAGAACAATGCTACGACAGTTTTTTCAAATGCTGGCATGAAGAATATGAGTATTGGGCCAATGATGAAAATGCAATCCGGGAGGAATTACATAACAACCAGTATGAGGACAGGTTGTATTATATGGATGGAAGAGTTTATAGTGGACCGTTAGATGATGTTGCATAATTAAAATTCAAAAAACAATGGTACTCAATATAGTAAAAAATGGTACTGATTCTTCGAGCATTTTAGAATACGTGAGAAAAACTTTCAATAACTCAAAGGTAAGTATTAAAACAGACTATGAAATATCTGTTGATATTGAAGTAGTTGGCGAGGGTGGACTGCACAGTTTGGAAGGACTAAAAGAACTGGAAGATTATTTTAGAGACTATGATATCAGGATTTGGTAATTTTAAGTGGTCAAGAAATGAACGGAGAACAGATAATACCGCCAATTACTGATCCATTAGGGAAACATTGGCAACAACCTCACAGAAGATTTATTGAATTGGACGATACCCATGCACTTATGAGCGAACAAACGTTTAAGGGGCTGAAAGAATATTCGACTTCAATACCTACAGGAAGATACGAAGGTAAAATGTGGAAAGGATTTATAAAAGGGGAATGGTATCTTGTATGGCTTGCCCCTGACACAAATCACAACTTACTTCGTATAGAAAAAAGGACAATATTAATAGTATAAAATAAATAAGATATGAATAGAAGGACTTTTAAAATAGATATTGACTTTGATGTTCAGTTTTGGGCATTGTTGCCGGCAATAAATATCAATTTACACAACCATGAATTTGAGTTTGAATGGCTATGTTTTGGATTTTACTTCGGTAAACAGAAATATGAAATAGGAGAAATTAAATAGCCCTCAAAACAGAATAGATATGAGTGAATATTCATTGAAAGAAAGAGTTCAGATGTTAACATCGTCGCTTGTATATGGCGGCCCTATGACATTTGAGCAAATCAAGAAATTAGATTGGTTGAAAAATACATCTGAATATGGAATATTATTCTATCTCCGGGAAGCTGAAAGATATGAATGGATAAAGACTAAATGTTTCAAAGGTGATAAACCGAATATCTATTCAGCAACAGCTAAAGGCCGAAAAATGGCTGATGCAAGAGATTAAATAAAGAATGAATATGATATTATTTGAAAATCCACCTACCGTCTATTTTGAGAGAGTAGAAGACTATGAAGAGAAATCGACTCCGTGGAGACGGGTTCCTCCTGCATATAAAGGTTCGTCCACTAAAAGTGGGCGCAATAAGAAACAAATAAGAAGAGATCGTAAACGCAATAAGAAAAGATAGTTATGCCGCATTTAAGTTCAATGGAAAATCGAAAGCTTTATAGAATTGTAATTGATGTCCAGTACGGAGATATGCTGGACGAATGTGATAAACTGTACGATGGTAAAGGGTCTGGAACTGTCTTTACCGATGCGAATGGAGAAGCTGTTATTGATTATCTGAAGCAATGGGATAGCGATGAATGGGCTGACGATGATATTCGCAGCGAAGAACCAAGGTGGGTGAATAATGGCACTGATTCCGTACATCAAAAGGATGGATACATCCTTATTTACAACTCAACTATTGGTGGTGTATATATGCTGTATCGTGAAGCAAATGATGCTGAAATAGAATGGTATAACAACAATTGATATGTATGAAAAATGAAACAAAAATAACTTTCGTAAAATCTCCAGAAGAAGGAGAAATATGTGCTGTATTTGTGAATGAATTTTGGGATAGGTCCAAAACTAAATTGACAAGCTATATGCACATCGGACAACACGCCGGTTGCTCTCCTGACATTCTGAAAAATTGGCCTTTAGCTACTGAACAAGAATATCGGTCATTGTTAGAAGAACTTAACACAATAGGATATGAAAACATCAAAATCATTCAATCAAGAATATATTGAGAAAGCAAAAACGTTAATCCATGAAATCCTCGAAGATAAAAAAGAGTATGATGATTGGACTCAAATCTGTTTTTCCATACAAAATGCAGTACAAGCTGCGGCTAATATATGGGGAATATCATCAGATGAACAGATTAATAAGATGAGAGCCTTTATTACAGAAATGGTTCTCACCGAACTTTCAAATCTCAAACAGTTTGACATAGTGTTTAAAAAGAAGGGGATAAGGTCATTAGACACATTGTATTGCCCCAAATGTGGAAGTAATAATGTTGAAGAAAGAGCATGGGTAAATCCAAACACAGATGAAATCAGCTATAATGATTCAGTTGAGGAAGAAGATTGCTGGTGTAATATTTGTGAAGAGCATGTAGAATTATGCACCCTTTCAGAATTATGGGAAATGTTTGGGGATATTCCGGTAAACAATGATGATGAGATTGAAGAAGACTTCCTCAACTTCCCAGCCGGAACACCAAAGTTCGATGTCTGGCATTGGTTTGATGAACGATGTCCTAACAATTTACACGATGATTTAATGTATCCTAAAAACGATGCCGTATAAATCAGAAAAGATTCGTATCGCTGGAACCCAATATGATAGACGAATAAAGCTCACTCCAGACCAAAAAGAATATATAAAATGGTTGAGAGAAAAGCAATTAATCAGTTACTCTAAACTTGCTAAAATATTTGGAGTGAGCAAGCGTCTTATTCAATTTATTTGTTGCCCAGACAAATATTTGAAAAATAAAGAGAGTTTAAAACAACGTAAAGCAGAAGGGCGATACAAACCTACAAAAGCAGAATGGGCAGCAACAATTCGTGAGCACAGGAGATATAAGGAACAACTCAAAAAGAAAGGAGATATAAAATGAAAGATAAGATTCTTACAATGTTCTTCGACATTAATAGATGGACAAAAGCAATTGAGAAAGGCGTTCTGAAGGATATTCGGAAGAGCGAACTTATCAAACTGACAGAAGAACCAACCAGAATTCGCATGGCAGAAGCTATGTTGAATGGTAAATATCAAATAACACCACCACATATTGCACAAATCCCGAAGGATAACGGAGAGTTTCGTACTGTATATGTCAATGAACCTATTGACCGTATAATCCTAAACATCGCGAACGATTTGTTATTTGATTTAATGCCAGAGATGATTCATCCTGCTTGTAAATCTTATCAGGTCGGTATTGGTTGCGGTAAAGTGGTTTTGGAAGTAAGTCACACAATTGTTGACATGAAAAGTGATGGTTATGTGGGCTGGAAATCTGATTTAAGTAAATATTTCGACACTGTTCCTATCCGGTTTATTGACGCAGCTTTTGATAAGGTAGAAGCTAAGTATGGTCACTCTGTGTTAATTGATGTATTAAGAAAATACTATCATTGCGGATTGTATTTCGATGAGAACAACGAACTGCATGAAAAATATCAATCACTTAAACAAGGATGCGCAGTAGCAAGCTGGTTAGCCAACGTGTTGCTATATAGCCTGGATGATGAACTGTCCCAATTGAATGGGTTTTACGTAAGGTATTCGGATGATATGTTGTTCGTTGGTCCGGACTATGAAAAGGCTATGACCATTTTACAAAAGAGATTGGCCGAAAAATCAATGAATTTGAATCCCAAGAAAGTAGAGTACCTGACTATGGACAAGTGGTTTAAATTTCTAGGTTTCAGCATTAAGGGAAGTATGATTTCTTTCTCTCCCAATCGTCTTAAAACCTTCCAGAAAGAAATAGAATCAAGAACCATCAGAAAACGTGGTATTACGTTGAAGAAGGCTGTGGATTCGGTTAACCGATATTTATATAAAGGCAATGGAGAATATAGTTGGGCGACTCAGACCCTTCCAGTATGTAATGTTCGGGTTGATATTAATGAATTGAATAAATTCGTAATGGATTGCCTTAGAGCCGTTGAAACTGGGAAACATAAAGTTGGTGGCCTTGGCTATGTTAAGGATAAGCCGGATGGTTGTGTTGTTAGAGGTATTGGTCGGAACGTAAAGGCTAATCGAAATAAATCTAAGAGTAAAGAAATTGAAGGTTATTTGACAATAGGTTGTATGCAGAATGCTATTTTAACCAGAAGAGCAGCGTACAATACTTTAGTGGCAATATTGTAACTACAATCTGAACACACAGTAAATGAATCCGAGGAACAAGTGTTTAATATCCAGATTATATATTAGGTACCCCGATTCTATCCTTGAAGGATTACATCCTTCAGTATCTACTCCGGGTACCATATAATCATCTGGATTATATCAATGAAGATAAATAAATGTGTCGATTGTTATGAGGGTTTATAAAGCAGCACAGCAGGCAAGTTCAAGAAGAAAATTTCATATTCTAAAGTATGAACTATTGATCGTTCACCGGAGGTTACAAGGCTGCATAGCCTCTCACCTCAGGTTCTCGATCAGGTCATATTTATAATTATCATGAGAGTAAAGTGATGTGCCATTCATTTGAGGACTTGTAAAATAAGCGAAATACATTCGAAGTTATTCAAGGAATACATTTGTTTACTGTTCCGGTGAGCAGCTTCCTGGATCTATGAGTCGATAACTCATCTGCTCCAGGAATATCCAACCGGAATACATCTATTGGGTAAAGTAATGTATCAGTATTATGAGGATAACTATTTAGCACAGATATGTAATTCAAGAAATATCATTTATATAGCTGGTTATATATCAGGAAGGACCGAGTACTAATTGTCCTGGTCCGTTCCTGATCACACCAGCTTTAAATCGAATAAGTATAGAAATGTGCCAATATTTTGAGAATTACAACTTATTACTTAACACAAAGTTTACAGTCTGGGATTTAGTAATTTAACATACTGGACAAGATATGATGTCCGCGTGATGACGGTCATCCTATGTATGACCTAGGATTACGCGGGTATCTTACTTGATACAGTATATATCATAAGCACATAGACATGTGTCACGCTAAATGGGGGCTGTTTTATAAGTAACACAACTTTCATTTATACAAGAACCTTGCGTTTAACAACTATCCGACAATTACGCCGGCATCTACGGTTTTATAAACCTATATTCCGGCGTATTCTGGATGTTAGTATCAGACTTTTAAAGAAATGTGTCAAAGGTTTGAGTATAAAATCAAAAGTAAACATTATGAAAAATATTTATCAAGAATCAATACAGGCTGTAGAGAAGGGAACCAAGTTTAAAGTAGATTTTAAAACACGAAGTTTCAAACTTAATGGCCAATATATTATACAGAATTCGCAGTATGAGGGAGACTTAGGTGTGGAATTATGCGCTTCTCTTGATGAGTTTCTGTCTAATGTAGAGCATTTATATACTCGATATAAACATTCTATTCCATCAACAATGAGTGAATGTAAAAGCCGAAAATACTTTAAGGCTTTGTCTGATAAAGATTTAGAGGATGAAGACATGTTGTTTGGAGTTGGTCGAGATATAGCACAAGTCGAATTGGAATTATACATTCTCTGTCAAATAATATTGGGTATAGGTTGGGATGCTAATAAAATGGGTAAATGGTTTTGGCAAAGCAACAAAGATAGAGATTTAGTAATTCTCAAAAACTGGGTTACAGTAGAGAAATAAATAATCAGACTAAAAATTAAATTATTAATAGGTTATGAAACAGTTAAAATTTGAATGTCCTGAGTGTGGTACCGAGTTTACGCTTACAGCTAATCAAACCAAAGCTAAGGAGCGTATTGAAGCTCTAAAGAAAGCTGGTGTTGATGTTAGTGAGCTTTTTGCAATGCAAAGTGCAGATGGTTTGGAGTTTATAGCCTCAAAAAGAGATGGTGTCATTAGTATCTTGGAAGAAGATGATCCAATCTTCCAGGCCATTATAATTCAAGGCACAATTCCTAATCGGCAATTATTCAGACGTTGGGTAATGGCACAGATGTTCCGCATAATTTATATAACTACCAATACCCACGGTGCTTATAAGCCGATTGGAGTTTCAGAGGTGATTCATAGTATGGGATATGAATATCAGTGGAAGATGTTAAATAACGAGTTGTACGCCCAGCACAAAATGATGCAGAACGGTGATGTCGATAATTTCAGAGATCGAAATCGCTGGTTTAACAAAAGAGTGGTGTTAGATATGGCAAAAGACTATATCGAGAAACTCAAAAAGAGATTTGAGAAGTTGAAATTGAGAAAATGTAAAGGGATACCATATAAACGTATCAATGGTCAAAACATATTCGTAGATGATTTTGATAGAAAAATAATTAAGCCATTGTTGTTTGCAGTACACAAAATACAACATGCTGGAAACACTTATGAACTTTGGCATTCGGTACAGGAGTTCAATAAAAGGCGTATCAAAATGCATTGGGATACTCCTCAAAATGCAGCATGGCTAGATGCTTACAAAGGATCTGGAGCGTTCTTTACAATGCAGAACATGATTCGTTTTCATAATTGCGTTGTCATAGATGACAATGGAAAAACATTAGGTAAAAACGCATCCCTTGCCTTTTTGAACAAGAAGGCAAAGTTGTATGAGAATAGAGAAGGTTGGCGTTTGATTGGTATGTTGAAGAAAATGCTGGATGACAACAACATTGATGTGGTTGCTAAAATGAAGGAATGGCGTAAATAACTTAATCAGGGCAGTTTTCATAAACCAGTTTAGGTGCATTTCCTCTGGTTTATGAAAATAAAATTAGAAAGATTGATTATGAGAAACGATATAATATTCAAACGTTCCGTCCAATTTCGGGACGAAAATAAAAACAGTTGGACTGTAGATTTTGAGGTTTATAAGGAAGAATCTACTCGTATAAACCGTGAAACATTGCAAAAATTTAAACAAAGTTTCAGTGTTTCGGTATGTGGGGCTGGAGGTATGGGTGCTGGGCAATGCTACGATCATATAATTCCTCGTACAGAAGGACAAAAGAAACTTCTGGAATTTTGGAACAAATATCATCTAGGTGGTATGTCTGGCGGTACGATTCGTCAAGATGAATATTTAAACGGCGAGCAATATGTTAACGACTACAATTACTTTGTGGAGTTGTTTAAAACATATAATGAGCATTACCGTGAACAGTTTGATGATATTTCTTTTCAGATTCTTGTTAAGAATTTTAACATTAGTGACGCGGCTATAATACAGGTGAGAAATGTGCTTTATGAGAAAATGAGGAATAATCCCATTCAATATATCCTTGGATTGTCAAACAAATACTTCCATACATCTTCAGACTACAACGTAAAATGTTTCTTTCTTGCTATAAAAGGTTTATATGTAGATAATGGATATAAATATGGTAATGGTTGGTTATACAGTCCGCTTCCAGATAATATTGAAGAGATCATAAATAATATTTGTGACCTTGTTGAAGAAGAAGAAACTGCGTTAACAGAAGAACTGGAAGCGGTTTTTGACATGGGTAAAGAAGGGTTTATTGCCACAAAAGAAATTATCTGGCAAGTAATGGATTTACGCGAATGTGACGAAGATGAAGCCAAACGATTTGTAGCTCTGGGAGTACATTTGGGATGTACATTCGGTGATTTGAATGATACATTTGAAGAATGTTCCTATGGTGAACAACTATACTGTGCAAATGGTATTGATTATTATATTGGTACAGAAGATGAACTGACTAATATAGCTAGTGATAGAGTACATAATGATGATGAATACGCGTGTTTTTGGCGTGAATCTGTGGCGGCTCAAAGAACTACTGATTCGTTGAGTGATTGGTTGGATTCAATCATAAGTGAGGATGGTTGGTGCTCGGTACTTAATTCTTGGGATGGACGGTATGAAGAATATAAAATTGCCGGAGAATATATTTGTGTTTGTAGGTCATAAAATATTGAATTATCATGGAATATATGGAACATTCTAATTTTTATGCCATGTGTGATAAAATTAGAAAAAAGAAAGCTAGAGAATTACATTTAGCATTGGAAGCTCATGGTGGCGAATTTGTCTGGATTGATGATGAAAACGATGAGGAAGAATTATATGACCCGCCTATAATCTTGGTCAACCTTAATGACGGACCTATGGATGTCGTGATTCATAAGGTATGGTTGCATGACGGATGCATTGAATTATCGGCTTTTGATAACGAATGGGGCAACCAGGTAGATATTGAACTGGAGGATATTGTTCCTGGACACCTTGCATATCTTATTGAGTACATGCCTGTTACAGACAAGGTGAAATCTGTGGCAATAAATGATGATTAATATGGGGCACAAAAAGAAGATTGATTATTGGAGACACCCGACCAAAAGGGAAATCAAGTTCGGTGAGGGAGCTATTCATTGGTTAACAGTGGATATTGAAAAAGTTCAGAAGCCAGACGGAAGTTTGAAGAAATGGTTTATTCATACAGACGGACTAAGGTACAATCGACCATAGTTAAAGTGATGTCTGTAAAGCAAAGGCTGTTCTAACAAAATAGAGCAGCCTTTTGTGTTAAACAATGGTTAAAGTGGACAACTATTCACACCATATAAAACTATAAAATCTATTCACATTAAAACAGTAATAAATATGCCATTGAAAATTGAGAATATCAAGTTGGCAGGAACCAAATTTGATGGTCGCGCTAAGTTGTCCCTAGAACAACGCCAGGCTATTCAGATTTTGGCCCGTGAAGGATATAGCCAAAGAAGACTGGCCGCTATGTTCAATGTTAGTAAGCGGCTTATACAATCTATACTATCTCCTCCTGTTCGCAAGTACTCTAAACAATATCCAACAGAATATTGGACAGAGTTAAAACGGAAGTATCGAAAAAAGAAAATTGATTTATATAAAAATGGAAAGATCAAGTTTAATAACAAGTTGAAAAATAAATGAAACGCAAGTGTATCAAGTATGTAGCTAACATTGATTTTGGCTATCGTTCAATTACTGATGCAAAGCAACATATAAAAATATTCTTGAAATCGCTTCTTTCGCAAATAGGTTTACACCCAGGAATAGACTATATCGTAACAGCTAATCATTTGCGAATTAGACATGTGAAAAATATTACAGGAAAAATAACCACCACACTTAAAGAGATATTCCCAGTATTCAATTTTTATTGGAAGACTCCAAGGCTATTGGTGTGGTTCTAAAATCAATATTAATAATAATTTACAAGTATGGAAAAGTATTCTATTTCGGTTTTAGGAGCCGACAAGAAACAGTATGAAATCGCAGATTTCAGAGCAAGAGGTATGAATTATACTAATGCTATTGGCATTATCGTAACAACAGAATTTATGAGCCGTATTTTGGCGTTTGACACTTGGCAAGAACAATGGGGAAATACTGATAGGATCTTAACGGAAGAGCAGAATGAATCCGTTGCTATGCAAACTTTCTCCGGACTTGATCTAACCAAACGTATTGTAGAAGCACAAACTGATATTGATGGAATGACTGCCGCCAAACGCTGCTGGAACTATCAAAAAGGTGGCCTCCAGTGGTATTTGCCTTGTTTGATGGAGCTAGGAGTTCTTTGCGCATATCGTGATGAGATAAACAAAGCAATGAAAGAAATTGGATGTCCCGATGAATGTTTGCTTCCTACAGAAGATTCTGATGAAACCTGGGTCTGGAGTAGCAGTGAGGGCAGTCAGGGCTACAGCTGGTACGTGGGCTTTAGTAGTGGCAGCTTCAACTACGGCGGCAAGTACGGCAGTCTCATGGTGAGAGCGGTTGCAGCATTTCAGCCTTCGCCGAGCCTGTTGACAGGCGAGGCAAAAAGTAACGATTGTCTGCATAGTGACGAAGCTCTTATAAACATGTTACGTGAACGTGGTTATAAAGGCGAATTGACTAAGACCTTGACTATTTAATATTATCGCCACCCATATTTGATATGGTATGGGTGGCAAAATATTCTTTAACAGCATGGAAACATTTGAAAAGATTATAGAACAATACACACAAAGCGAAGTGTGTATGGGAGAATTGTTAGCTAATATTTCGGCAGATGGTATGTCTATTGAAGACGCTTTTGAATTGTATATAAAAGCTATGAATTATGCTGAAAAAGATGAATTTTATCAATTAGCTGACAGAGAAGTGAAATTATTAACAGCTAAGAATGAAGATGACAAACAGCCATTAAAACAACTGTTAGATTCGCTAAGCATATCTTGATATAATTGAATATGAATAAATACTATTTTGTAAATATAGGTGCGGAGGTAATATGGCATCCTGTAAATAGTGACGAGAAGAAAGTTATGCAAGTGTGCACCTCTGCTCCTCATCCGGTTGAAAATGACACATTAGTTTCTCTAATTTTTTCTGATAAAAAGGGGAACGTAAAAGTAAAGGCCGTCGAATTAACTCCAAAATTGACTGACTTCAATCAAGGGTACTGGTGTGCACTTCAAGATGCAGTAAGTAATGGTGCCTCTGATACGGTTATTCAGGAAATGCTACGCAGTGCCGGATTTACATACTGGGAATGTTACTGGCATATACAAAATTCTGATTTTCAGTCAGAAAAAATATGGTCGATTATTCGTGGAATGTTTTGCCAAAATCCAGATTATATTGATTGGAATGGTGCTGATTATCCAATAAAAACGGTAGTAATCTTTGAAAATACTCCTGATGAAGAAAAGGTGACTGTATCTATCGAGCGATTAGCGCGACAATTATTAGATGATATGGGTAATTGGAGTACACGAGAAGCAGAATCTGTAGATGAACAGATTTATTTCTATCTGGATGAAGAGACCTTTAACATGCCTGATGAAGATATTGTAGAATACTTGAAAAAACAATGAAATTACTTTATATAGATTTATTTTGTGGTGCCGGTGGAACCAGCACAGGGGTAGAAAAAGCCCGTTTAGAGAACGAACAATGCGCTAAGGTAATAGCATGTGTAAATCATGATAAAAATGCGATTGCAAGTCATGCTGCTAATCATCCGGACGCTCTTCATTTTACAGAAGATATTCGTACACTAAATTTATCTCCTTTAGTTTCCCACCTACAAAAATGCAGAGCTGAATATCCTGAAGCATTGATAGTTTTATGGGCTTCGTTGGAATGTACTAACTTCTCGAAGGCTAAAGGTGGTCAACCACGAGATGCAGATAGTAGAACACTTGCAGAGCACTTGTTTCGGTATATTGAGGCTATTAACCCAGACTATATTCAAATTGAGAATGTAGAAGAGTTTATGTCATGGGGAGATTTGGATGAGTACGGTAAACCTATTAGTCGTGATAAAGGTAAATCTTATTTGAGATGGCTGGATAACGTAAGGTCTTATGGCTACAAATTTGAGCATAAAATATTAAATTCAGCAGACTATGGAGCTTACACTTCTAGGAAGAGATTTTTCGGAATATTTGCGAAAGGGAGTTTACCTATTGTTTTTCCGGAGCAAACCCATTCTAAAAAGCCAGACCAAAAATTAAAGAACTGGAAGGCAGTACGAGATGTGTTAGACTTTGATGATGAAGGAAAAAGTATTTTTGGTCGCAAAACACCTTTAGTAGATTCTTCTTTATTAAGAATTTATGCAGGACTTATTAAGTTTGTAGCAGGTGGAAAAGATGCCTTCATGGTTAAGTATAACTCAATGAGTAAAGCTGGAAAGTACAATGCTCCGGGAGTTGATGATCCATGTCCAGTAATATCTACTCAAAATCGACTTGGGGTTGCTTGCATAAATCGTTTAAATATCCTAACCGGAAAAGCATTTATTTCTGTTCATTATGGAAATGGATTTTGTAAATCTGTAGATGAACCAGCACCAACCGTAACAACAAAAGACCGATTTTCATTAATTTCTTCTGTATTTATTGACCAACAATATGGGAACAGTAAGCCTTCTTCGCTGGATAAACCACTAGGCTGTATCACTGTTAATCCCAAATATAGTCTTGTAAGCTGTAAACCTTGGATTTTAGATACAAATTTTAAAAATGTCGGCACAAGTATAAATCAACCGGCACCAGTAATTACTGCAAACCGTAAATGGCATTACTTGATGAACCCTCAATTCAATTCTGCTGGCGGATCAGTAGATAAACCTTGTTTTACGTTAATTGCTAGAATGGATAAGATGCCACCATATTTAATTGAAGCATCTAGAGAGGGAGATCTACCTAGCTTTATTAAGATGTTTTCAGGAGGACTGGTATATGAGATATACGACACAGATACCGATGTAATGAAAAAAATAAAGGAATTCATGGCCATGTACGGAATTTCCGATATAAAAATGAGAATGCTAACGATTCCAGAGTTGAAACGTATTATGGGATTCCCGGAAGATTATATGCTAATAGGAACAAAAGCAGAACAGAAAAAGTATATAGGCAATGCTGTAGAAGTTAATATGGCACGAGTTCTTTGTGAGGCATTATGTAAAATATTAGTAACAACGCAACGTAAGGTTGCATAATTTAACAACAATAATATGGAAAATTTAAAATTTAATGTTGGGGATAATGTGAAAATTGTCTCTAATGATTTGCAACCGGCAATGGTTGGTAAAATTGGTCGAGTAAAGAAAGTGTATCCGTCATTTTCTGAAGATTCAGATAACAATATTCAGCCTTCTTACTTTTATCGCGTTGAAGTTGGAGGAGCTGTTTTAAAAGGAATTGCAGCAAGCAGTGATCTGGAAAAAGTATAGAAAAATGATATGAAAAAATACCGAGTGACGATTGACCTGGATGCTTTTGAAATAGTGGTTTCGGCTAATAATAAAGCCGAAGCCAAAAGAAAAGCTATCGAGAGACTTCAAAGAAAGAAGATCACTTCCCTGATTCGTAAATCTTGGCCTGACAATAAGAAAGAGGTGTATGTTGATGAGGAATAATTTGAGAATCAAAAGGAGATATGAGCAAAGATAATATTACAGAGCCTGTGAATACATGGGATAATTTCTATCAAAGTCGTGTCTGTAACGACAGTTATGTGAATGTCTTTTGTAAAAAATATAACCGGTTTATAGAAGAAATAATTATCAATATACAACAAATATTCTACGACCTGAAAGCACCCCTTATCTTAAAGGAGGAAGGATGTGGAATAGGTACTGTAAGCCTTGCTATTTCGCAAATAGGAGAGAGGTTGTTTAATTATTTTGGATTAACAGGTGCTTCTGATGCAAAGAAAATTTCAAAAGTTATCTTCTCTGACATCAATATTCCTATGTTGGAGCTATGTTGCAAGAACACACTCTCAATATCCACGGATAATTACTTAGGAAAAGTCCCATTGTTTTATGTTAAAGAGAATATTTGTGAACCTAAGTTTTTTGAATCATCTACAGTAGTGGTAACACATGGGGTCTTGGAACATTTTTCTGATGTAGATATAACAAGAATCATGTCAACATATAACAATGATAAGGTTTTGTTTCAAGCTCATTATGTTCCAACTAGCCAATACACGTCTCCTTCTTTTGGAGACGAACGTTTGCTGCCTACAGATTACTGGATCACATTAGTAAAACCGGATTATTATCTTCTTGATAATAATGGTAAAGATTTGTATATGTTTAAAACTAAACCGGCACCGACAAGAAGATAAGAGAGTCTATAAATGATAAATTTTGAGAACATGGCAACTAATGTTAATAATGCGGAAAGATTAAGAAGTTATTTTCTTTCTCACAAACAAAGGGAAAATATTATCAATGTATGTAGAGCACGCCCAAATTGGGACGGTTGTGACTATTGTGACTTATATTCAGGTTCAGGGCTTCCATGTTGGAAGCAAGATGATAAACATAATTGTTGCAAATTAGAGGAAGTCAAAACAAAAAACAAGAATGTATGAAAGAAAAATCAGAAACAAAAGATTTAGCAATGACACCTAAAGAACAGGAAATGGATTTGCGTAGATGGTGTGTGGAAGTATCGGTGAAAATCTGTGATAAAGAATCCATCATTGAAGTTGCCGAAAAACTGTACAAATGGATTACACAATAGAAAATGACGTAAAGTCAGGTAGCAATAGTTGTGCACGCCCTGACTTTAAACATTAGTCTAATTCAAAAACAACATGTCCTTTACCAGCAGCAGCTATGTTAATTAGCTCTGATGTTAATTTGCATCCTGCATTGGTACAAATGAGAGTTACGTTATTCTTTGACGCAGCCATAGCAATGTTGATTAGTTCTGAAGTTAGTTTTGATTTACAGTTAATCTTTACACTTCCACCTGCGTTGAGGATGTTGATAATTTCACTAGTTAATTTCATAAACAATAATTTTTTAAATTCGACAGTTGTAAAAGTAGTAATAAAAAACAAAGGGCGCATCCATTTCAGCAATAATTTTAAAATTCGACACTTTATTTTTATTAGGGTGTGCTCTTTAACTAATAAATGTATAGAAATGAAGATAAGAATAGGAAAATCTTTTGATAAAGAAACAAATGAAGTCTTTTATCAGCTACAATTTAAATTGGATGGAGAACGGACCTATAACGCATATTCTTATGATGTTTTTAAAGAGGAATCTGACGCAAAAGAAGCTCTTAACAAACATCTAAATGGTGAACGTGAATACACTTATTTTGTGAGTGCTGAAAAAGTTAAAAGAACAATCAAAGGGAACCGCGTAGATGTGAAAAAAGTATTAGCATTTCATGTTATGTCAGCTAAATCAGATTTACCAGGTTCTCGTATATGGGTGAAAATTAACTAATAAAAAGATAGTAATAAATATGGGAACATTTATTTTTAGACTATGCATTGATAATACACTTTGCTTAGTTACCGCTTTTGATAAAATAGAAGCAGAACACATGTTGGAGAAAAACAAAGGCATCATCTCAAAGGCCGAGTATTATTTTGTTGGGGTAACGAGCGGGGTGATTACTATTAGTAAAGATGGAAATTTAACTTATTAAATATCGGAAATGAGTAAAAAGAGAATTACAGATGACCGTAAACAGCTTTTAATACGGTATAAGATAGATGAAAAAGGATGTGTTTCTTTTATAGACCCCTGCTGCGATGAAATTCCAATTTGCCTTTTCGGTAAAATAATGGAAGCTATATCAAATGTAGAACAAGAATGGAACTGTAGAATTGCTAATAAGGTTGACCCTCTTCCGCCTAATATTACATTCGAGAAACCAACACTCAGATAAGAATAAATATGAAATTCTGTGATTTACCGATTGAAACTCAACAACGATTGAATTGCGAACGATTAAATTTACGTAATCGTTCAATCAATAATGCATACGAAGTGCTATTGTATAATCAACCTGGTACTCGTTATTTTCATGCAAGACGTCATCAAAATTCGTGGTATGATGATAAAGGTAACTATATGCCGTTTGGAGGTGGTTCTGAATGGACGCTGCAATATGGATGTATAGGTTTCTCTCGTAAGAAGCAAGTAATGGGTTACGATTATGTATTATGTCGTGGCAAGACCTATTCTAAGTCTGCAAATGGGACAATTATTCCGGCTTCTGTAAAAACAAAGAAGGAGGTTTTGAGTATAGCAAAAGCGATTGGAATATTGAAAACATTGGTTTAATTAAAGTTGATATACAATATGGGTAAAACAATAGTTAATGAAATCGAGAAATGTACACAATGTCCGCATTGTACAATTCTTCCGGACCCAGATCCGTATGATTGGTTTTGTGACGATGACGTAAAACTCTTCTGTGAAAAATTAAAAAGGACAGTAGCCGCTGCACTTCGACCCTACGAAAGTGACGAAGTTGATATTCCCAGTGATTGTCCTCTGGAATAAAATATAATAATAAGAAATATGAACGAAACATTGGAACAACAAATTAAACGTCTGGAATTCTGTCGTGATTGCATTGACCAGTCTTATCAAGCAGGAAGAGATGAATACAATCGCCTTGAACGGATGATTGAAGAATTGAAAGAACAACTAAAATCTATTGAAGAAGTTGAATTAGTAAAGACGTTATGAAGAAGATAGTACTTGCTAACTGTGGAACATTAGAACCTTCTACACTTTCCGCTTTAAAGGATAAATATACCGAATTGGGGTATGAATTAGTTGAGGAAGAAAAACTCAAAGTTGAACTTCCCGAAGAGAAGGTTTACACTATTATGCAGCCACCACCTTTGCCGGATATAACAATGTTGGATAGTCCAGTCAGTAATTGCAAAAAACGTTCTTACCATGAAGGTGATAACATTCACTACAATAAATGTATCATTAAACGTAGAAAGAAAAACAAAAATAAGAAAACACATAGAAAAAAGAAATGATTATGGAAGTCAATAATGGAATAATAATTAATGGAGTTTTGCATGAGTTTGTCATACCAAGCGAATCCCCTTGTTTAGAGTGTTCTTTAAAGAATGAGTGTGGTACTTATTTAGGTGATAAGTTGTATTCAGATCCATGCGGTGTTTTTAATTTATGTAATGGAATATTTGTAATACGTGCCAAAGTAAAGATAGAAACGGAGGATTAACTATGGGATTTACAACACCTGCGTTTATACTCAAAAACACACCGGAGCTTCGAGATAAGTTAGTTCGTTTAGGGTATAAAATAGGATATGAAAGGTATATAAACGATGATTTTTTAGCGACAGACAATGATGAGATGTTTGGAATTGATGTTCCATATCCTCCTGAACAATGTAATGGGTATATTCATTGCGGAACTAATGAGGCTTTGTTCCTTGCCATAGCCGCATTGAGAGACGATACTGACGATTCACAATGGTTTGTATATCCTCCTGAAAATATTTGGTTTATATGCGATGACGATGACATCAATTATGCACGAGAAAATATTAAAGATAGTGTACAGGCGGCATGGTTCCATTGTAGTCATAAGGCAACGGTGGAAGAGCTTATAGAACATTTTAAATCTGTTTAGAGAAATGAGTTATGATTTTTTAGGAGACATAGATCGAATAGGTATGGATGCCTACAAGCAAGGTGAAGAAGATGCCAAGAAAAGAGCTATAGAAATTCTGGCTTCTGTTTTAGAGAATTGGGTACATGGTGGTGATGCAGATTGTATCATTGCCGAATTTGAAGAAGAACTAATGAAAAAATAATAACGATATGGCACAGTTTACAACACAAGTTGCAACAAGCATAGAGCAGTCGCAACAATTAATAGAGTTAGGTGTAAAACCTGAAACAGCAGATTTGGTATATCGCTGTACAAAATCAAGCACTGATTCATTGGAATGGGAACTACAATTGTGTCCACCATCACTGGAAAACATAGACAACAATGACATTCCAGCATGGAGCTTGGTCCGGTTACTTGAACTGCTTCCTTATGAGATTCCTTGCGACCGACCAAATGTTCTTCACCATCCAGAACTGATTAAGTATGAGGCTGGATATAACTTCTCCGTATGTAGATATACCGTAGATTGTTTTGCCGGTACCCATATCGAGAACAGCCCTTTTGACAGTTGTGTGTCTATGATTAAGTGGCTTATTGCAAAAGGGTATTTTAGCAAAGAATTTTTGCTATGAGAAGAATGCCTTTTACTCTTATGGATGATCCATGCTATCATCCATTCTGCAAGTTCCCAGAAGAATATTACTGGAGGATGCCTTTATGGAAAGACAGGGACAAGGTTAATTCACGTACATTTTTAGGATGGTGTATGCGAGTAATAGAAAAGGTGTACTTAGCAATGCAAACAGAGCCAACCATTCTACAAACTCCTCCTTCTTTGATAAACCGGTATGTACCTCCGACACCAGAGCATCTTTATTCAATGCAGATAATAATTCCTTCTCGACCTCTTGCCTATGACGTTCAAGAAGAATTGCGTAGTTGTATAGAGTTACGCCAGCTGTACTCACACCAATGGTCAACACGACTGTCAGACAAAGAAATACCACGCGGGTACATAGCGGTTCTTGAAAATTATCATGGAGGGAAACTAATATCCCGTATAGGCTTGCGCTGGCTACGAGTACACCCTGCCAAAATTCTGATCTTTTCTGAAAAGCTTTAAAAGACAGTTTACTGTTTTCTTTGTGGTTGTCTTCGTAATATTTATTAGGTGTTTTGTACATGATTAAAAATATTTATTTCAAATAATAGTAGCCAACATGATATTCATTATCATAGTTGGCTACAAATTTAATAATAATGTGTATAATCGAATATAATCGTATTTAAATAAATGAACAAAGAAAGGAAAGGTAGATTCAACGATGTTATTAGTTCCCTGGAAGAAGCGAAGGGAGAACTGGAGGACATCTTAAATGAAGAGCAAGACTCTTACGATTCTCTCCCAGATGGCTTACAAATGTCTTCCAGAGGAGAAAAGATGCAGGACTATATCGGATTGATGGAGGACTGTATAAACAAAATAGATGAGGTCGTTGGGTTTGTGGAAGAGAAAATTATAAAGAATAAATGACAAGTATTTGCGTATCTCAAATGTAATATCTAAATTTGTCGTAACATCAAAATATAAAAATTATGGATCGAAAAGAATTTTGTGTATTAATGGCAAAAGCTAAGCAAGAATCTGGTAGGGGTACTTCTGATATTTCATTTGATATGAAAATGTTATTACCTACATTAAGGCGTTTTGAAAAAGGCGAGCATAATTTCAATTTAAAAAAAGTCATGGAATATTTGCAGGTAATCAATGCACATATTCAGATAGATAAAAACATTATAGCTGATTATGAAAATTTATTGGCATGGTTGGTAGATATAAGAAAAACACATTCTTTATCTCAACGCGCTTTAGCAAAAGAAATCGAATGTGCTCCTTTAACCATTGCTAATATAGAAAGAAAGGAAACAATTATTAGTATAGATACTTTTTTGAAAATTGTAGATGTTTTAGGGGGTACTATCAATATTGAAAACAATAAATTTGTTTGATGTTATGCTATATATTATTTGTTTCTTTTATTGGGCTATTATTTGTAGTTTAACGATACATGTTTTGGATTTAAATTCAAAACATGTAAAATTATGGAAAAATATAACAGGAGCAACAATCATATTTGCTGTATCAATGTTATGTATAATCGGGTGTGGGAGTTTTCCGGATATGATGTGGAAGTTTATTTGCATAACAACTATAATTGGTATTTTTATGTGGGCGTTAGGACAAATATTTGTTTAGATGTTAGACAATAAATGGGTTATAAGTTTCTTCAATTTTTGATTTCCAAGAATTGAAGTTAGTGTGCATAATTCTCCAGTAAGTATTTGATGAAAAAAGAAGTTCGTTACTTACATTTCCTTGCATGATAAGCTCTCTTTTATTAAAGGAATTTGAAGAAAAAAAGTGATGAATTTCTTGGATGACATTTGGGAGTCTGTTTTTTCTTATTTTAAAAACTATACTGCTACGTGATTCTAATACATTTTCATAAACTAAGGTTATCATTTGGTTAGTCTCTTTTATCGTAAAAATAAATGCGTCTTCATCCTTTTCTTGTTGGTTTACATTGGATTTAATTTCTAAACAATAATATATCTGATAGTTAGGTAATTGCTTAGAACATAACCAATCTAAATATTTAGATTTATATGTATGGATATGATTTGTGATTTGCTCTTGGGTCATTTTTTCAATTTTGTGTTTAGGAATTCGAGATATTGGCCTGTTGTTCCGATTTTTATATTTTGCAGTAAGTTTTTGAATGCAAAATTCTACGTCTTCAATATTTAAAACCTTTATTATTCGTCCATTTTTTGCTTGAACAGAAATAGGTGGTAATCTATTAATGAAGTAACTTTGAATACTATTAAAAGCACCTATAGAGTTTTCCATTTTGTATTTAAGGGGGTGAGAGGAATTTTGATGTAATGGATGATAAAGATAAATATATCCATTAGCAAATGTTACATACTTCCATGACAATTCAAACTTTCCATTATTTGATATTTTATTTTCATCTGGTACTATATTGTCTTTAATTTTTAATTGTTCACAATAAATATCTACCTTATGTTTTATTTGATACATTATTTGCGATATTTGTATGGGGGAAATTGATAACTGTCTAATCGTTTTTAATGTAGCGTCATAATAAAAATTAAGATATTTGTATGAGGCAAGTGTGTCCGCTTCATACATCACAAAAGTAATAATTACAGAAGTATGTATAATAAAATCATTAATGGTGTTTCCAATAAAATCATATTCAGAAATAAATTTTTTTAATGTGTACGGGTTACATGGTATAACTTTTTTAATTGTATTCTCATATATGTTAAGCCTTAAACTATAACACATTTCATCGAACAATTCACGTGATTCATTTTCATAGATTTTACATATATGTAAAACTTTGTTTAATTCATTCTCAATTGGGTTTTGCATCTTCTTTGATTGAAATAATAAAAAATTATATCCAAATGGCACGACATAGTGAAAATAAAAACGTTTGGCAATATGCCATTCTGATAAACTGTATGTACATTTATTCCCATTCTCATAGTCACAAAATGTAACATCATCACTTTTTATTGTTGAGTTTATCTGTTCTTTTAGCAGCAAATAATGCTTAAAATGATCAAAAGACTTCATTGTATTATTAATTGGTTTGATTACAAAAATACAAAATATTGATATTTAGTTATGATTATAGCTGATTAGTTTTCAAAAATACATCAATATCATAGCTATTTCTTTTTTGTTTTTTTTATCTAAGCTAATCCTATTGGAATAAATGCTGCAACAAATTTGTAACTAAAAAATAAATTATTACCTTTACCAAACAAAGTGAAAATGATTTTGTATATCATATAATCCAATTAATTATGTCAGTCAGTGTATTTATTAGTGTTTTTATGAAGTATTGCAGCTCATTGATTAACAAAAATAGAGTTGTACAATCAAATAGAAAAAGTCTGAATTGTAACTTGGCGTTTTAGTATCCATAATAGAATAAGCTATGTACCCACACGATAATATTTTTAATATTTATTACAATATAGGGAAGCGAACTCCATTCTTGGTTAAACGATGTGAGTTAGGATTAGCACGTTCGTCCAGCGAGGAAAGACGTATTGACCCAAATCAAGATAGAACCTTCTTAGTCGAAACTGTAAAGCCGCGTGGCAAATATGGTAAGGCTTATGGCAAGTGTTTTGTAAATGGTAAGCCTGATGATACATATAGGCAAGAATGTTATCCAAATATCAAAGACGAAGAAATCCCTTGCGCTGGATGTGGAGAATGGGTCTTAATTGATGTTCCTGGTGTATCGCTTGATGAAATATTTCCCATTCATAAAGCGGATGAGATACTTATGTTTGGTAAATATAAGGGTAAAACTTATGGCGACATTTATAAGATAGATTATCAATATCTTCATTGGCTAGAAAAAACAGACAGGCTTTTCAAAGTTGATTTTGAGGAGCTTAAACAATTATATCCAGATGTCGAAAAACAGGAAGATGTATCTATTGCAGACAAGGTAATTGATTTTGGAAAATATAAAGGACAAAAGTTTCGTGACATTAAAGATGATATTTCTTATCTTGAATGGCTTGTCTCAATAGACAAAATATCTATTGAAGATTTTGAGTTATTGACTACGAAATAATACCATACAGTTTTGATTATAAACACTTTTAACACAGATATTTATATGAATAAATTTTTATGCTCTCTTGTATTTGTGCTTTCTTTTTCTTCAGTCTATGCACAATCTAATGATTCACAAAAGGAAATACAAACACTTGTTCAGAGAGTTGATTCTCTTGAACATGAATTGTCGTACCTTAGATTGACTTATGAATTAAATACACTTAATTCCGACATAACAATGTTTGCAAACGAAGTGTACACCAAATCTATCGCAATTCAATTAGACCTCTATAATAGAAATTTCAATTCCAAATTAGGTGATGCGTATCAACAATATTATGAAACATGTCAACGTAAGAAACAATCAATTTCTGAACTCATTGAAGCAAAGAAAACATTATACTTAATTAAGGTTATAACATATCCTTATTCCGAGAGTGAACTAAAGACGTTAAAGGCAAGTTATAACGTAATTAATGATGCGTATGGATCGTTAGGGAAATCAATGGAATTACTGAAAATTGTTATTGATACATATAATGAGTTTTTGTAACTATTTTCCACAGCTTATTCGATAAGTTGTGGAATTCCGAAATTGGTGTTAAAAAAGAATTTTGTCATTCTGGTGTAATAACTAAAAATAACAACCATTCTTTTTCCATCTTTCCTATTCTATAGAAAACGATTTTAAGAAAATAGTATGGAAAGAGAGTTGCATACAAACGAAAGTAACAATATAGATATACATTCAACTTCTTTAGAAAGAAAACTTTCATTGGCGTTGCATAAAAGATACCCAGTTATATGGGCAGCAGATAATATTCAGGAATTGGTATTAGATGATAAAGCAACGGTTGAGAATGTATATGACGTACTGGCAGAAATCGAGGATAAGTGCGTGCATTTATCAAAACTCATAAATATAGAATTTAATCCCTCCAATGTTCAGAAATTGGAAGAAGAATATGGGGTACAAATTTCTGAACATTGGAAAAATTACGCTCTAAATGTAATAAATAATTTTGCAGGAGAGGTGATTGCTTTTGCGATGCAGGCTTCTTCTGTGCGTTAGTCTTCTGGATAGAAAGCAGGTTTATGTCGGTCGTTGATATACATTATTACAACTTTTATAGCTTCTTCTACATGATATTCGGGAATACCGTTCTTGAAAGTTGAAAAAAGTTGTCTATTGGCAGAAAGATAGGTGCAACACCCATCCCAAATACGTGTTGCGATATAAGAGTCGTTTTCATGGTTGATTCGTCTTCCAATAACTTTACTTAACAATTCAATTTGCTCTTTTTCTTTTATGTTCATAGTATCAATTGTTTTTAATCACAAATATATAAAATCATTGATAATTGAGCACAATTGTGGTTAATAAATTTTTCAAAATAAATCCAATAACATAACCATTCCCCTTTTTTCATTCTATTCTATAGAAAATAATAAAGAATATGGAAGAATATGGAAGAACCTAAAAATGCAAAATTATTTTTGGCATTAAAAAGTAGATATGCCTTACACAATACCGACCGTTTGGTAGAGTTCATATTGGATGATCAGAAGACATCTTTTGACTTTATTACTGAAATTATTCCCCAAATAGAAGAAGAGAATAAAAAAGCTCCTAAACTTTTCAAGGTAACTGTTGATACAGACATTCTGGAAAGGTTACGTGCAAAACAAACATGTAAGGGGAAATACCCCCTTAATGATGCGAATATAGCAAATGAAGTAAGGCTGATAGAAGTATATCTAGCAGATAAGGTTTGGGACCTTGTTGGACTAGCCTATATGGACCAACGCTAAAATTCTATCCAGTTTCAACTATTACTTAAAAAAGGCCGGAGATATATTCTCCAGCCATACAGATAAAATTCATCAATTTGCAGAGTCTTTCTGACTCCTTTTGGTTAGTCCTGCAAACCTTACGATGGCGGCTGAAATAATATCATAAACCAGAATAGCATAATTGATCCATGATATTCCAGGTGCATCGACAAGGTTTGCTACTAAAAGGGCAACCAACATGACTAATCTTACCATGTTGGTTGCAAAATTACATAAATCGTTGATAATCGTATATAATCATTTATAAATATGACAAAAAACAAATTATCTATTGCGCCTCCAGATAAGAAGAAGACTTTGGAGGCGTTTTTTCGTTATTATGAGTTAAGCCGTTTATTGTTCGGTCAAAAGCAAAACGAAATATATGATGTCACAGACATTCCGAAAACAAATAAGTTTTATGAGTTAGCGAAAGAAATAGCTAAACAATTAGAAATTGACTGGGAAAGTATGACACACGAAGAAAGTAATCGTGTTATGTTGGCCCTATTGGAAGATTCATTTAATCTTATACGCGATATTGAAGATTCCAAATCTATAATCCTTCAAACTAAAATAGTGATAAAGAAATGAGTGATGCACAGATTTATGACTTGTATGCTCAAAAGATTTCGGATATAACCAATATTCCATATCCTTATATTATTGTATTGAGAGACAATGGCTTGTTGAATCAGAAAGAAGCAAGAGATAAGTTAATCCGATATGATTATTGGAAATTGATGAAAACAAACAAATTCACACACAACCAGATACTTGAAAAACTTTCTGGTATATATGATGTCAATAAACGTAAAATTTTATATGCGATAAAAGTTAAACCCAAGCGCGTATATTATTGTAGGCAATGTGGACTCCAGTTATCGAAAGTCAAATACATGCGAAACGATGGTATATGCGATAAGTGTATTTCTAAACAAATAAAATTATAAATTATGGACAATCTGTACATTGAAGCGTATAAGTTCTATAAGAATGACTACGCACATGGTTTAGTATTATTTCATATTCAATCTCATTTTGAGGCTTATGAAGATGATGCTATTCAACTGGGGGCAGCACTGAATCTCCCAGTACATCTGCAAGAAGGCGTGAAATTCTGTAGTTTCCCGGATTATGAACTTGAAAACACCTTGTTGTTCCTTGTACAGATTGGTATCTCGGTTAATACTATAGAATATCGAGATGAAAATGGGGTATTCGCAATACCAAAAGTGAAACAAATTTTGGATGATATTGAAGCTGATTATTGACATTTTCGATATACTAATAGTGATTTTTGTAAATATCTGTAATATAGTCAATTATATTAAGTATTATATTTAGTTTTATATATAGCTAATCTATTGTATAACAGTTGATTAAATATAAAATAATTAATAAATTGATGTCATAATTTAAAACAAAGTCGTACCTTTGCCTCACCATCTTAACAAAATAGTTGGTGAGGCTTTTATATGTAAACAAAAATCATAGGAATATGGATAAGATAAAAACAAAATTGAAATTTATTAAGTCAGACCGTACAGAGTCATGGGTAGGATTTGTTTCTATCAATACTAAAACCGGTTACATTAAGGGCGTTAGAGAAGACGCAAAGGGTCCTAAAAAAGTATGTATTGTAACACATGAGCTAGAGCCAATTATTGAGCCGAATGTGCTTTATGATGTACAAATGGTTCCTATGAAAAATGAAAAGGCTGGATACATCGTTGTAGCAGCGGAACCACATGCTTTTGATGCAAAGATTACTTCTACAGTTGTAAAGAATGCTGTGTATTTAGTGGAAGTAAAGTTCGGAAACAAGACAATCAAATACGATCCGCTGGATGGTGTCAAAGATTCTGTTCGTACTATTGATGGGGTTGTAGAGGAACTGTCAAAACGTAAAGACATCAAGAATCTACTGCTGGTAATTGATGATTTCTGTAAGTCAGCAAACATTGTATTAACCGCATTCCAGAACGATGGTCATTATGTCGCAGCAAAAAAAGTTCTCAAAAAGTAGAAAACCTAAGCTGCCGAGAAAAAGAAAAAAGGCTTGTATAAAAGCACAAGGACGCGCTTCGTATTATAGCACTGTGAATCTTGCTAAAGTAGAAGGAGAGTGGCCTTGTAAATTTTGGGTTAATTCGACAGTAGAAATGAAACCGGTAATGATAAATGGTACTGTGGCTCTTATTCCCACACCCGCTCAATATTGGTAGAATATGATAGAAATTCCAGTAGAGGGAATAGCTACAGACGCAGCTCATTCCACGAAAAATAAAATAACAGAGTTTCAGGGGATAGATTTACGGACCGGTAAGCGGATATTTTATCAGAACCTGGGTAATAAAACGGTGAATATTGGTGAGTTCTTAGGCGTTGTTGAAGCGGCAAAATATATCATAGAAAATGATTATTCTCCCAGAATTATCTATACAGATAGTATAACAGCAATAGCTTGGTTTCAAAACAAAAAAACAGCATCCAAGAAGAAATGCAAAGAACTTCAGAAAGCCGAGATATTTCTTAAAACTCTTGCATGGGATGTTGATACAATTGAAGTCCGACACTGGAACAACAAAGAATGGGGTGAGACCCCTGCTGATTTTGGAAACAAATAAAATCCTCCAGCAAGAGAACTGGAGGATTGAGATATACAAATCATCATTTGTTGGAAGTCTTTCTTCCTCTGAAAGCCCAGATAATGTCAGCGATAGATTTTAACGATGCTGCTACATCGAAATCCACTCTTATTCGTAGGCATTTTCTCTTTGTAAAGGCAATCAGCACCCATGCGATTGGCATATATTCGCAAAGGTAAGAAGAATCTTTCAAAGTAGGACAGTTTTTCAAAATTCTGTCAACTAACGGCTGTTAAGATACTTAGTCATAAATAGCCGTTACATAGCGGGATGGAGCAGTTGGTAGCTCGCTTGGCTCATAACCAAGAGGTCGCCGGTTCGAGTCCGGTTCTCCGCCACTAACTAATTAAATTAATTATAGTATGAAAGAGCAAATCATATCTGAAAGGGCAAATATTATTGCCAATTTGAGACAATTGGTTCAGTCCTTAGTGGAGTTGAATACGAGAGCTAAAACACACGTGTCTTCCAATAAGGCAGACATTAAGAAATTGAGAAAAGACAATAAAGAGTTGGAGAAGATGAAAACCCGAAACTCATTCTTTATCCGGATTTTTTCTTTGTTCTTTAAGTCTTGATAAGATGATGCCGCAATGGTGGAATTGGTAGACACGATGGACTTAAAATCCATTCGTCCGAATGGACGGTGCAGGTTCGACTCCTGTTTGCGGCACAATGACATTAGTCAATAAGAGTTCTTTGAAATGTACCAAACTTAATATGCGATGAAAAAGTATATAGAACAATTCATTTTTATGATAGCAGTCTTATTCATAGGCAATAGAGTATTCAATCATGTTGACGCTTGGTTGGGAATTGCTATATGTTTTGGAGCTTGTTATCCAGTTATTAACATCATTAAATTAATTATCAAAAAACATGAAAACGAAGATTAAGTTTATGTTGGTTGCTCTTATGGCAACAGTGATTTTTTCATCTTGTGAGCGTGTTGCTCCTAACTATGCCGGTGTCCTTATGGAGAATTATGGTAAGGAAGGTAAAGAAGATTTTAAGATTGTATCCGGAAAAGTTTCCACATGGGAATGGGGAACAGAGTTGTTTCAGGTGCCATTGTTTGAACAGCGTGGAGGATTTCAGAAATCAGTTATCCTAAAAGCTGCTGACAATACAGAGTTCAATGCTACTCCGTTATACTCATATAGAGTTATCAAAGACAAGGCAATTGACGTTGTTTTTGATAATAAACATATCGGAAACGGAGATGGATTTATGAGATCTTTGGAAGACAATATTCTGGAACCACGTATTTACGACCTTATTAAAGAAGAAAGCCGGAAATATAAAACAGATACACTTATGGCTGATGGGGGTTCTTTAGCTTTTGAGAAGAAGCTGGAGGATATTGTTAGGGCGGAATTTAAAGATAGAGGATTGGACCTGAAGTCATTTTCAGCCCAATTAGAATTTAGTGATCGAGTCCGGGAAAAGATTGATAATAGAAACGAGGTTAACACTAATATTTCCGTTATTGATCAGAAAATCGAAGAGCAGAAAAAGCAAAACGAACTGGAAAGATTAAAAACCGAACAGGCTCTTATCACATCGAAAGGGTTAACTAAAGAAATTCTATATAAACAGTTTATTGATAAATGGGACGGAAAAACACCGCTGTATGGGGTAATTCCAGAATTTCTGAAGATGACGAATTAAAACTCATAAATAAATTGGAAAGAGGAGGGGTGTGATCCATGTAGTTTCCAACTTTGGTTTCGCTGGGATGGCTGCATGGGTTGTTAAGAAACATCTTGGAAAAATGTTTTGCACCCCTTTATTCCTCTGGATGGAAATTATGTAAAATGCTTGAATGCCTGTGAACCGATCGTATTTCACATTCCAAATGGCAAGAAAGCTCAATTGTTGTTTTTACGTCCTACGGACGGCTTATCGTCTTTTGATTTCCTTTACGAGGGCGCGAATTTCCCGTACAAGGAGGACAAGCAACAGCAAATAAATTTCCATTATGGCTGCAAAGTTAAAACTTTTTGGCCAAAAGCCGGTGAAAAATCCGGCTGTTTGCTCGGTTCGTCTATCGGAAAGGACATCTGCCTTTCGAGCAGAAAAGAATGGTTCGACTCCATTACCGAGTACAACAAGCCCGAAGTACAAGGGAACGAACATGCAGGTTATGTTGAGACAAGTCAATATACAAGTAAACTAAGCCCTGTCCGGAATCGTTGGTCCGGGAGTGTGATACCGAGCTGTTGGTAGAATCGGTATGTTATGTCTTTATGGGAGTGTTCGATTCCTCCACCATCGCCGAAAGGGGATGGGTCGGTTAGGGAGATAAAGACATCATTTGCTCTTATAGCTTAGTGGTAGAGCAGATGACTGTTAATCATCAGGTCGGTGGTTCAAATCCATCTAAGAGCGCATTTAAGGTTAAAAAGATTGTTATTGGATTAGCTTATTTTTCTTTCCGCGAAGCTGTGAAGTTGTGAAACTTCCAGCTATCTGGTTCATTAGCCAAGTGGTAAGGCAATGGTCTGCAAAACCATGATCGCAGGTTCGATTCCTGCATGGGCCTCATAAAAAATGGGGAGTTGAAATTACTCCCCAAAGATGACAACCATAGGGCTAATATGGTTGTGAAATCAAAATGACAGCGGCTATTCGCAAAGTTGAATCAAAAGAGATATAACAGCTATAACTGTCTGAAGGACAACACAGATTGCAACTATATTGTCTCTTCGCTCTTGGCTAAAATGATTCGATTTACCCGTAGGTTTAGTCATATTGCTTGCAAAGGTAAATATTTTGCTCAAAAAGCTGTCATTTGTAAAGGAAGTATGGGTAAATGAAAGTAACACACTGTTAATGTCCTGCTATAAAGTGGCTGGGTCTTCGACTCTCCCTACTTCCTCAACAAATTATCCTAATAGAGTTGTGAACAATCAACTTAAAGTGTCCGGAAATGGAAGTAGTAACTAATTATTTTCGATAAAAATAGTAATTATGAAAACTGGAGTAATATTGGCTCGGTTCCAGCCTATACACAATGGACACCTACAGCTGATAAAGAAGGCTTGTGACGAGAATGAGCAAGTTTTAGTTATTATTGGCTCAATAGATAAACTCTCAAAACGGAATCCGATACCTTGGACTATCCGAAAACAACTTGTTGAAAAGGCGATTAAAGACCATTCTCTTCACGAAAAAACGAAGATTGTTGAGCTTGCTGACCTTTCTGATGAATCTGACAACAGCCATGATTGGGGTTTTTATCTTTATTCGTTTATTGTTAGCAACATCAACCAATCTGATTTCACAATCTATTACTCTGATGGATTTGAGACCATCACATCTTGGTTTCCAGGATTCCTTTTAAGGAATAACGTGTCTCTATCTTTACTTGCCAGAAACACTTGTAAACATTACGAATCATTTATAAGAAAACAGAAAATGAAAAAATCACTGGATGAGATAGAAGCGGGAGATGAAGTGTATTATAATTCTCGTTATTATTCAAAAATACTCAAAGTAGACCGTGTTACTCCAACTACTATCATTTGTGGAACCGAAAAGTTTAGAAAGCAAAATGGTCGTCAGATACCGACAGATACATGGGGTAGTAGTTACATTTCAGTACTTACTGAAAGTCTGAAAAAGCAATATTATGAAATGATAAGAAAGAAACAACTTATAACCAAGATAAAGTCAGTAGACCTTTTTCAGTTATCTGTTGACTCCCTCCAACAAATATCAGATGTTATTCATAATAGTATGACTGATGAAAATACTTAGAAGGGCGAAAATAAAATCTCTAATTAAATCTATATAGTCTAAAAACTTTTGTATCTTTGAAACATAAAACAAGTGAGTCTATCCTACATTTATTAACCTATGGTTGGTAATGTAGATGAATTGAAATATTGGGATGTGATACTAAAATGATACCAAATGTGTAATTATCTGACTATCAACATCAATTTTACCCCCTGAGGGTGTACAAAAGCATAGAAGGAGAATCTTAAAAAGGTTCTCCTTTTTTTATTATAATTCGACTTGTCACTTGTATGGGGGAGAGAATGGGATCAATGTAAAAACCTGAGGGATTTTCATTTTATGCATATAACTTAGTAAGTCTGTATAAAAAAAATGCCTTATCTCTGACTCCTCTAAACTGTGCTCTGAATGCCTTGATTTTAGCATTGAATGATTCTGCTGCCGCATTAGTTGCCCTTCTTTCAAAGAAGTTGATAATATTCATATAGTGTGTTTGGATAGAGCGCGCTACCCTTCCAAAAGTCAGGAAGCCTGATTTATCGACTTCGTCATACCACCTTGCAAGCCTTGTCAAAGCAATATCTTTAAACTTACACTGATGATAGATTGAGCCTAACCGCATGGCCAGATAATATCCCTTCTTTATATCGGGATATTCTTTAAATAGAATCTCAGCCCGTATCCTTTGAGACTGAGTCCATAGCGATTCTTTTTTGTAAAGCAGATAAATACTCCTTGCCAGCAACTGCTTTTTTGTATCTCCATTAGCGAAAACAGGTGCATGATATATCTTTCCGCAGGCCTTTGCATAGGCAAGCTGCGTGGACTCCTCATCCAAAGCCTCCCAGCGGGCTTTCACACGCATCTCCTGAACTGCTTCATGAGCTAGTTTCTGTACATGGAAACGATCTGTAACGCGTTTGGCGGCAGGGAAGCAAGTCCGCGCAATCTGTTCCATATTGGGGGCCATATCCAAGGTGATCTCACGTACCTGATAGCGACGACGACGCGAAAGTTTAAGCAGGACAGAGGTGACTGTACAAACATCCGTACCTTTAATGATAGCGATAATACTGCCTTTACCACCGTGAGCCTCTTTATTAATCAACACAGTATATAGTTCTCCACGAGAGAGGGCCACTTCATCAATACAGACGTAGGCACCAATGTTCTTCTCAAACAAAAGCCAGTTCTCTGCATGGGCAAGCTGCTCCCAGCGGAGGTAGCCACTTAAATGGTTGCGGTATTGACGTTCAAACAAATCCCCGTCAACGCCATATAAAGTACCCAATAACTTGCAGCCGATCGGATGATTATCAATATAATTCTTTTAAAAAAGACGCAAAATCCTGCGTCATACGAGTACCCTCAGCTAACATGCGCCAGTTACGGCAGATATAATCATTGCTCTTCTTTAATATCCAGCGACGACGGCGAATGTTCAGATACACTTTCTTACCACGAAGGGGAAAGTCCTGAACAACCACCGGATCATAAAAGCCTTTACTCTCAGTGGCCTCACCGGAATACTGCTCAGGAACCAGATTCTTCTCTTCAAGGTAAATCACGATTTCATTCACCCTTTCTTTCACATCAACAACATCAAAGTAATCCAAGGTGCCTTCAGGGAGAAGAAGACGATAAACATTTAACTCCATTTTCTATAAATTTGAAGGCAAAGATAAGAATTTGTAATTTCATCCCTCAGATTTATTCATTGATCC